AGGACATGATGGACGCTGCTGACCTGGGCGCTCCCCAGGGTGAGATCACCGATGCCAACTTCTTCAAGGACGCCGCCGGTCCGGACCCCATGTCCGCCCTGCTCGGTGTGACCGCCGCCGAGGTGGACGTGGAGACCGGAGACATGGAGAGCCACTTCAAGTCGGATCTGGCCGGTGACGACCGTGACTTCGAGAGCGACAACGCCGATCTCCTGGGCGAAGTCCTCGACAGCATCACCGAGACCCCCATGAAGCAGAAGCGCGATACCGAGCCTTCCCTGGAAGAGCCCGCTGCCGTGGGTGAGGGTCTGGCCAAGGCCGCGAGCGCGAAGCCCGCTGCCCCCAAGAAGCCCATCAAGTCCGTGGGCAGCCCCACCCCTGGCCAGGGCACCGCCCGCACCGCCCGCGCCGACAGCATCTCCGACGCCGACATCGCCAAGCTCATCTTCAACGGCGACGAATAGTAGCTACTAGCACTTCTCAGGGAAAGGGCCTCTTTGGAGGCCCTTTTTCATATCACAGTGAACAAAAGTCGAACTTCCATTTTGCTCTAGTGACAGTGTGTCTCGCCTGTGTAAGGACTCGCCATCGTGGCTGTCCGGGCTGACACCAGGAGGCCCAAATGGCTCTCAAGTTCCGGTATCAGGCCCAGCAGGTGGGCGATACCAAACCCGATGTCGCCCTCACCGGCGACCCGGCTGTTGATCAGGTCACGATTCGCGCCGCCAGCTACGCTGCCGGTAAGATCATGTCCCTCATCAACTCCGGCACCGCAGGTCGCGGACCCGTGATCGTCCCCATGGACGGCTCGGTCCTCACCAACATCCCCTTCGGCACCCTGATCAATGGTGCTGGCAACTACGCTGAGTCCATCGGACCCAGCGGCTCGGGCAAGATGCCGGTCTGCCGCGCCTTCCCGATCTTCGACCTCACGAACGATCCGATTGAAACGGATTGCTTCGAGGCGTCCCCCACCCTCGCCTACGCCATCGGCCTCCCGCTCTACGCGGACGGCACGGCGTCGCACGTGGGTCGCTGGACGACCGACATCCCGGTTGCCAACGCCAAGGTCTGCGGCGTCTGCACCCACGTTCCCACCGCCTCCGAGCCCTGGCTCGGCGTTGCCCAGCTCTTCTAGCTGCGAGAAAAGGAGACACTCACATGCGTAACCTCTCTCGCACTCAGGCTCAGATGGCTCAGCTTGGCAAGCTGCTCCACACCGCCAACGGTCGTATGCGCGTCGCTGCCGCCCTCGGGCCCAGCCTTCGTCGCCGCCGCGACTACATGTCCATCGCCCGCAAGGCGCTGATGGTCGAAACCCTCCCCGATGGCGCCCTGCCCATCTACGACAAGGAATTTGACGAGACGGGTCGCTCCTTCGTCGAAGCCTTCGTGGTCGGTGAAGAGGGTGGCGACATCGTTCGCGTGGTCAAGCCCAAGCGCGTGACCGTGCCTACCTTCGAGATCGTGGCCAACCCCCTGATCCCGATCAGCCAGATCAAGGAGCGTCGTTTCGACGTGGTCGAGCGGTCCCTCAACCTCAGCAAGTCCGAGGTGGGTGCCACGGAAGACGGCTACGTCTTCGGCCTCTTCGATGCCATCGCCACCGCTGCTGTCGGCAAGGGCAGCAACGATCCTATCTACAACGAGGACATGGCCCCCGCCGCCGGTCCCGTCAGCGTCGCCATCATGGCTGACGCCTACGGACAGGTGGAGCGGAACGACATCAGCGTCGCCCTCGTCTTCATGAATCCCCGGAACTACACCGATCTGCGTAAGTGGACCGACAGCACCGTGGATCGTGAGACCGAGCGCAAGCTGCTGAAGACCGGCATCATGGGCTACATCTGGGGCGCCACCGTGCTCCAGAGCCGCAAGGTGACCCGGAACCAGTTCTACGTCCTGGGCGATGCCGAGTTCCTCGGCGTGGTCCCCGAGCGTATCCCCCTGACCGTGATGTCCGCTGACCAGCCCCTGCTGCGCTCCATCGGCTTCTCGATCTTCGAGAACCTGGGCTTCCTGGTCTTCAACCCCTCGGCCATCCAGCGTGTCATCCTCAGCTAAAGTCCTGCTCCGGCAGGCGACGAAAGAGGGGGCTTCGGCCCCCTCTTTCGTATGTAGAGGGCGGTCGTGACTGCTATCCTCGCTTCAGGGAACTTCCTAACCCTACTACTGGAGGTGTTGTCGATGTCTCAAGAGTCCTTCGTCCTGGTCAAGGACCTCAACTTCAACGATGCGAACGTGCAGGCCAAGGCCGGTGACGTTCTCGTCTTCACCCCGCCCGAGAAGCTCGTGGTCTACCGCGCTGGTGACATCATCGGTCGCATCGGCTTCCACAAGGTGTCCCTCGATGGCCTCGTGCTCTCCGGGATTCTCCTGACCGAGAAGAAAGCCAAGGCCCAGGCCGCTGCCCCCAAGGTGGCGATCACCCCTGACCCCGGGACCGAGGACGTGATCATCGTCCCACCCGTCGAGAAGCCCAAGGTGGCTGAGCCCGTGGTCGTCAAGACCGAGGAGCCCGTGAACGAGCAGGTCGTGGACACGACCACCGCTGCCGCCACCCAGGAAGGCCCTGCTGACGAGGCCCCCAAGGTCGAAGAGTCCAAGGCTGAGGTCAAGGCTGAGAAGCCCGCGACCAAGCCCGCCGCCAAGGCTGCCGAGCCCGCCAAGAAGCCCACGAAGAAGTAAGGGGGTTTTCACCGTGACCCTCCTGGAACACGCCGAGGAGCGGGGGCTCGAAGTCCGGGCGCCCTGGTCCCGTCTGCGTCGAACAGGGAGCCACAAGGTAGCGTTCTCCATCCGGGAACTCGTCGGCCTCACCTCTGACTTCTCCCTGAAGCACGCCACCCCGGACTGCACCGCGAGGGTCATCCGCACCGAGCAGACGAAGTTCCTCTTCGTCTACAACGTCACCTGCAAGGAAAGCTACTCGGACCCCAAGGGCCACACCGTGCGCCTGAAGTTCGACCTCAAGCGCCTGAAGGAGACGGGGAGCGTGGATGACCTGGACGTGCGGGTCTCCTGCTCGTGCCCGGCGTTCCTCTACTGGGGCGCCCAGTGGAACCTCTCGACCGGCGACGCCCTCTACGGCGCTCCCCGAGACAAATTCCAGGCGCCGACCGACCCCGAACGCTACAAGTTCGTGATCTGCAAGCACGTGAAGATCGTCTCGGACCGGGTCACCCCCGTCTTGGAGAGGATGCTCGCGGGCTACCGGGACAAGAAGGACCGGGCCCTCCAGGAGGAGAAGGACAAGCAGGTCCAGGTGGTCAAGCAGCGCCAGGACCTCGAAGTCGAGAAGAAGAAGCAGGAGCTGACACCGAAGGAGCAGGAGGCTCCCAAGGACGAGCAGACCCCGATCACCCCCAAGCCGCGTGTGGAGCCCCAGGACGACCTGGACGCCATGCCCGACGACCTCACGACCATCGGTCTGCCTCCGAAGCCTGTTGAGGCCCCTGAGCCCCTGCCCCAGGCCCCCAAGCGGAAGGTCAAGCCCAAGGGCCCCATCGAGCCCAAGCAGAAGGCCCCCGAGCCTGAGAAGCCCGCCGCCCCGGCCCTGCCCTCGAACATCACCCTCGTGGACGATGACGACGACACCACGACCGTCCTGCCCGGCTCGAAGGCCAAGCGGATGATCGTGGACGAGGAGGACGGTGACTTCGAGCCCATCCCCCGCAAGGACAAGGTTGAGGTTGGATCCAAGGCCAAGCGGATGGTCACACCCAAGCCCGGCAAGCCCAAGGGCCTGCCTCCGAACATCAAGCTCATCGACGACGACACCGACGACCAGTTCACGAAGATCAACCGGCTGAAGCAGGCCGCGCTCCTCGGGGCGCTGTCCCTCGTGGCGGAGGGCTAGATGGCCATCACCGCCATGGTCAACCGCCCCTACCCCACGCGGGTGCAGCTCCACCTCGGGACCCTCACGGGTCCCCTGCTGAACCCCCGGTTCGGGGAGTTCGATCCCAGGCGGGACATCCGGATCTACAACGGTGGCCGCCTGATGACCGTGGACTCCTTCACGTTCGATCCGGCGGGGAACCGCTACCTCATCTTCCTGACCAAGGGCCTCGACTTCGACGTGGTCACCCAGGTGGTGCACCACGTGCCGAACCCCCCTCTGGAGGTCGAGGGCAACCCCGAGCTGTTCCTGATGCAGGGCGGGACCAACCCTGACATCGTCGCGCCGGGGGTCTAATGATCATCGTCAAGGAAATCTCAGGCCGCCTCTACGTCGCCGACATCGGCCCCGCGACCTCGCCGACATCCCCTGGCCCCATCCTCCAGGATTGGACCCCCATCGGCCCCGGGACCAACCCCACGGTCTCCTGGGACGGCACTACCTACTACATCGCGTTCGAGTATCTCGGCCACGTCTACGTCCGCAAGATGGACAGCACGATCTGGCCCCCGGAGATCATCGACCCCACGACCTACACCCCGAACATCTCCATCGAAGAGCCCCACGACGCCCTGGCGTTCGGCGCCCGTGGATCCCGCTTAGGGCGGATCTCCGCCACCGACGATGGCTACAACACCAAGGCCCACCTCGGCTACCTGGAGCGGACGAACGGACTGCTCTACGACCCGGATACCGGCCTGTTCTCCACGGACATGCAGCGCCACGTCGCGCAGATCCCCACCCCCGCGACCTTCCAGGCGTGGCGCGTCTACAAGCGCACCCCGGCCTCAGGGGACACCCCGGCAGGGCCTTGGGAACTCTACGCCGACTGGCAGCCGGAGGTTGGCCTCTTCACCCTCTCCGGCATCGGGGAGTTGAACCTGGAGCTGGCCCTGACGTTCGGGCGCCTCTGGGACGCCGCCGGGGTCAACACCAACCTCACGACCACCAAACTCTACTACGAGTCCATCCCCGGCCAAACGATCCGGGTGAACTCCAACACCGAGCCCAAGACCTTCCAGGTCCCCATCGCGGACACCATCCAGGCCAGCAAGGGGGATGGGTCCATCTCAGGGGTCATCTTCTCGGTCTCCCAGGAGTTCCTCTCTGTCCCAGTAGAGGACACCTGGAACGTCCCGATGACGCAGCAGTTTGGTGGGGTTCTCTTTGACTCCCCCCGGTCTTCGACGTTCGTCGTCGCGAACTATGCCGATCCGGGTGGGTTGTCGGACTCTCTGAACCTTTCACAGGGACAGGTTCTCGGCGGGCTCGTCATCTACACCTAGTGGGGAACACATGGATACGCCAGCACTGAAGTTCGATAACGAAGTCCAGATCACGCTGCGCTCCAGCGTCACAGGCAAAGTCCTGGGCGAATACACGAGCCACAACGACGTGTCGGACGACATCCTGGCCTCGGGCCGGAACATCTACAGCAACGACACCCTGAACGACGTGCGCCCCTGGTGCTTCCTCCTCCGTGACGGCCCGCTCTGGTCGGGGTTCACCTGGGATCGTAAGAACCCCTGGGCACCCTACACCTGCTCCCCGAACAACCTCTACGGCGGCAGCTTCGACGGGACGGCCAATCCCCACTGGCGGGCCTATTCGTCCTGCTCCTACGTCGGTGGCCGCTGGAAGCTCTTCTACCAGTGGACCCAGCTCGCCGACGACCTTCAACTCAAGGCCCTGGGCATCACCGGCTGGGATGCGGATCAGAGCAACTTGGCCCAGAAGTCCGGGTGCATCACCAACGCATGGTCGGTGTTCACCCCGCAGACGCTCATCGTCCTCCCCACACCCATCCCTGTGAAGGGCCGTAAGGGCGGAACCCAAGTGCAGGACATCCTCGAAATCAGCTACTACCTGTCCGTCGTGGGAGTGAACTAATGTCCGCCAATCCCTGGCAAGCCTTCACCCTCAACACGAACCTCATCTACGACGGGGACGCCAACACCCCCATCAACTCGGGTATCATCGCCTCCGAGCTTCCCCTCGTCAATGACAACATCAACCGGAACCTCTCCAACTACACGGCCCCGATGGGGATGTGGAACGGCTACACCCTGGGGATCAATTCCGGTTACCAGTCCGAGGCCAGCCGCAACGCTGGCACGTGGTGGCAGCCCCACGGCTATGAATACAACTGGGCCGCCCGCGCCCGGGGCAGCTTCCACTCCCGCATCGTCAGCTTCAACGACGAGGTCTCCCGCTATGGCATCATCGGTTCGATGGTCTCTGGGTACTGGGCTACCTCGGTCGTTTTCGATCAGGTGGACGACAACGCCGTCTCCTACGAGACCCCCTACGGCCACGGCGCCCCCGCGTGGCCCATACCTTCGACGGATCAGGCCAAGACCCAGTTCCGTGACGCGACCTCCCTGCCCTCCGATGGCGCCTCGCGCCTGCTCACCACGGGTAGCGCCTGGAACCGGAGCGCCTACCTCCACCCCACCTACTACGTCGCCCACATCGTCAACGGCGGGGCCCTCTCCACCGGCGCCGTCTCGTTCATGATCGAGCAGCGCCCCTCCTGGCGCATGACCCAGCCCCGCGCCGCTGACTCCACCCATGCGTCCAACGCCTACTACCCCTCGGCGTTCTTCCCCGACGTGCCCCTCGCGGACACCAAGGTGCCCATCGCTACTGGCTGGCTCATGGGCAACACCCCCGGGAGCGACTGGGTCATCGTCTACAACAGCAGCACGGCGACCTTCGTCTCCTTGGAGAGCGCCTGGGCAGTCTCCCAGCTCCCACCTCTCCGCATCAGTGATCCCCGCTACCGCCAGACCGCGAACGTCATGATCAACCCGGAATACTACGCGAGCATCTGGGGCTCCCTGCTCATGATCTTCTCGACGAAGATGAGCTGGCGCCCCATCTACCTCTATGACTTCGCCATTACGGCCTGGGCCGCATCTACCTACAAACGCATCGCGGGTATCGCCGTGGACGGCATGAACATATGGGCCCTCTCGGAGTCCGGTGATCTGGCCCTCGTGGACTTCTCTGTCTCCGGTGGTCAGGTCCTTCCGAAGGCGGCGGCCACTGCCGTCACCGGTGAGGAGCGTTACGGCGCCCTGGTCAAGCAGGGGACCAAGCTCTACGCCCTGGTCGGGACCTTTTCAGAAGGCAACTCCCAGGCGAATACCACCACGGGTGTCGTGGGGATCAAACCCTACACGATCTCCAACAACACCTGGGGCGCCCGGTCGGACTCTCCCCTCGCTGCCCGGCACAACAGCCGGTCGATCACGGAGCTGATCGCCCTGGCCGATGGGCGCCTCGCCGCCGCTGTTGAGAACACCGCGACCACCCTGATCACCCCGTTGGTCCTAGAGGAGTATGGCAGTATCCCGTCTTGCAGCCTGAACGCCACGGCCCAGGAGACCCTGGTGACTGTCTTGGATGGCCGGGACTTCCACAACCCGTCCTGCACCCGGTTCAAGCTCAAGATCAACGTGAGCTACGCTCAAAACATCTCCGCGACGATGAAGCGTGTGCCCAAGGGCTCCCCCGTGGGGACCCACTTCACCGACAGCGTGCAGGTCACCGTCGAGTCCGCGACGGTCTGGACGGAGGGGATGAAAACGACGGACTGGATCAACATGCCCTTCGATCCAGACTACGACTACTACTTCTTCATGCACGTCTCCTCCGGGAGCGCCGGTGGTAACAACTACGTGGGCTACAGCCACGGTAGCGTCATCGGAACCTTTCCCCGCAGCCGCTGGGGCGGGTTCACCGGGGACATCCAGGCCACTCAGACAACCGTCCCTAACTGCCCGAATGTTGCACACTCCACGATCTTCCAGGTCATCAACGGTGTGGATAACTTCGACGCAGGCATCCTGAACGCGGCGGCTGGCACCGGTGCCATGGCCTATCAGGTCCTGGTCTACAACCCCACAGGCAACGTGTGGAACACCTCCATGGTCACCACGGCAGGGCTCAACTCCGGTGCGTTCGGGAGTGGGTATGAAGCCCTGGCGAACTGCGGGTTCTTCGGGGAAGTTTCGGCGAACAAGCTCCTCCTCCAGGCTGGTTGGAGGATGACCAAGACGTTCCTCGTGGACGTGAGCGGAACCCTGGACTCCACTGCGGTCAAGGACGTGTCCTTCGGCCAGCCCCATTCCATCTACTCGGCAGGGATGAACGCCAACACCCCCGCCGTGACCATCCTGAAGAACTTCCAGGATGCCTCCGTGGCCTGCGTGATGCAGACCTACGTCAACGGCTCCTACTGGGGCAACGGTTCGACACCCATCGCCCTCGCCCATCCCGATTTCGTATGGGACGGCACGGAGCAGTTCATCCTCCAGGGCTTCAACGGTTACAGCGAGGGTGCCACGACGAACATCGCCAAGGATGGCGTTTACTCCACGTGGATGACCGCCAACTCCAATAGCTACGGAGACGGCTACCTACGGGAATACACCTACCCCGTGCACTACGCCGACAACCAGATGACCTTCCTGGCAGGTGGGGCCAACTACTACCAGCCCGGGTTCCCCGAGGCACACTTGTCACCGGATCGCTACAACCACGGCACCTACTACCTCCCCCGCTACTGGAAGTGGTCGGGTGGGGCCTGGAAGGTTGCCAAGAGCTTCGCGGACGCGGCGGCCAACCCCTACACCCTCTCGGCTACCGCCGACACTCCCGTGCCGGTCATGCACGGCATGGTCTTCTCCTTCGGGCCGAGCACGAACACGACCTTCCAGCCCGGGGAGTTCCACACCGTCAACGTCGCCTACGGGCAGGTGAAGTTCGCCCGGCGCACCCGTTGGGACTGGACGATGTTCGCCGGTCGGACCTTCCACAACACCGAGACCAAGAGCATCGCAGCCCTAAACACCCTGGGCCACCGCCGAGTTCTCATCGGAGTCGAGGCCCCGATCACCGTCAGCGGCCCCACGGGTATCGCCCAGAACATCACCGGCGCCGGGGACAACCACACGATCTCGTGGCCGGTCGCCAGTGGGGGCCTGAACAACGACGCCCCCGCCGTCGTCACCTACGATCTCTCCAAGGTCCCCACCGTCGCCCCGCTGATCGTTGCGGGTTCGATCACCACCCCCTCTGCTGAGTTCACTGGGCTACAGTGGACCAACGCGGCGGTCTCTGTCCGTATCGACTACGGTGTGGGCAACGCCCCGATCATCAAGGCGTATGACTTTGGCCGCCTTGGTTACTCGGATAGCCGTATCTTTACCAACTGGGTGTTCCAGGGGTCGAACGACGCCACGACCAACCCGACGAACTGGACGACCATCGAGACCGTCAACGGCTTCACGTGGCCGACGGGGATGGATCACCGGGTGGCCCACGCTATCCGGGACATCTCCTCGAACACCACCGGCTACCGCCACTACCGCATCCTTTTCGGGGCGGAGGGTTGGGGCTTCCCACGTTACAGCTCCTTCAACCTCTGGGATGTCCCCTTGGGGGTTGCCAGCTTCGCCGACCTGCTGCTCGCTTCCGAGGACAACCAGAACGGGATGGCAGGCACCCACTACGTCCAGGGCCTGAAGTTCGAGGTCAACGCCGTGGCCTCCCCGGACACCGCTGGGTTCACTGAGATCACCCCGAAGTTCCGGGCCCACAACGGCGCCTTCTACTGCTTCGACCGGCAGCAGAATGTCCAGCAGCTTCGGATCACGACCAAGAACGGCGCGTGGTGGGACGATGCCACCCGCCACCTCCCCCCCGTGCAGCTATGGGATTACGCCTCCCAGGCCGTCATGGACAGCCTGCGCCTGGGATCCTCGGCGGCCCCGAACAACACCCGCGAGCGCGGTGCCTGGGACCCCGAGTGCATGGGCGTCTCCACCGACTCCACCGCGATCTGGGTGGATGAGACCTCGCCTGTCCTGTGGTCGCCCCAATACATCAGCCAGTATCTGGCCTACCAGGGCTGGTTCAACTTCGACGGCAAGCCCAACGCGGGCAAGTTCATCATGCACCCCTACTACGGCTTCGTTAAGCTCCCCGACGGGACCACCGGGACCACGCTCCACGTCAAATACGCCTGGGGTCGTCGCGCCTAATGCCTACTGGACTTGACCCTCACAAATACACCCCGCTGGTGACTGAAGCACAGGCCGCCAGCAGGGTGTTGCTCCGCATGGGGTCTCGGGCTGTCGTGTTCTACGTCACGGCGGCCACCCATGAGCTGCGGGTCCGGGCTTACGAGTCCGAGCAGGTCATCACCCTCTTGCAGGACGTTCGGAGCGCCCACGGGTTCGTCAACGACAACGGCTTCGCCTACATCTACGCCCTGATGACCTCGGGGGATGTGCAGCTCGTGATCTACCGCTACTTCGGGGACCCAGCCACCGAGGTCAAACCCATCGGTATCGGGAACAAGGCCATCTACCTACACGCCGTGCACCAGAACGGCTGGTTCTTCCTCGTCAGCCATGACGGGGGCCGGATCTATCTCCTGATGTCCACGGACCCCGAGTTCCTCGTCGCGCCGATCCGCCAGCGCCTCTACTCGAACTCCCTGGACCCCGCCTACTACGTGGACAAGCCCGTGTTGGGTATCCACCCCGACGACGTGAAAGCCTACCCGATCAAGTCCCGGCTCACCATCGGCATCGAGCGCCTGCACATCGCCACCGGGGTCAAGGAGGTCGGCTTTTTCGTCACTGAAGCAGCACTCTAGGAGCGCAGATGGCCCGTCGCCAACTGGGAGGATTCGCTATCGTCGCCGAGGTGCTCGACACCCCGGACGCCGCCGTCGTCGATCCCCAGATCAACATGTTCTACTCCGTGCCCAACCCGGTGGTCCGGGGCACGACCCTCGTCCTCTTCTGGGATGCACCGAACGTCCCCCAGGTCAGGATCACAGCCACAGGCGGCTTCGACACTGGTATCATCCCTTCACAGGGGGCCGGTTACTACTCGATCCCGGACGGTATCCAGGTGCCCACCACCTATACCCTTGTGGCCCTGGGCAACAACGGATCACCCCTCATCCTCAACAGCGCGAGCATCACGAGCACTGTCCTAGTTTCAGTGATCTAACCCTTTCGAGACTTCCCACACCTTCTACTGGACGAACCCTTTACCCCCAGGGCACTCTTCATCTCAGGGACCCCTTACCAGGAGGACGCACCATGACCCAGATCGCAGTCGCTGACAAGCAGGCGATGAACGCTCTCTACGCCGGGGCCGTCGCTACCGGTGCCAAGCAGGCTGGCATCGTTGACAAGGACCTGCCCGCCAACACCGCCGATGCCTTCAAGGACCGTGAGGCTTACCTCTCGACCGTCGAAGAGATCCTCAGCGAGGACTCCAAGACCGCCTTCGACCCCAACGACGAGATCCTGGATTAACCGACCTAGCCCCACGAGGTCCCCATGTCCAAGAAGCTCGTGGGCAGCCTTACGGTTGCCCCTGCCGCACCTTCCCCGCACGAGCTGCCCCCGGCGGCTCGGCTGGCTGCCTTGATCGACAGGGCGGCCACGGGTCTGGATTCCAACACGACCGCGTCCATTCTCCGGACCAAGCTGGGCTCCTACGTCCAGCCGGTGTCGGGGGTAGGGTTCGTCGCCAAGACCATGCTGAGACAGGGTGATTTTTTCGTCCTCAACGGTCAGACCCTCCGGGGGAAGCTGGCTCAGATGGTCGTCAAGGACGCCGTGCAGGACTTCGTCCCTGTTTGGGCAAAGAAGCTGGCAGCCGTGGCTGTCTTCGCGTGGGGCGGCCAGTTCGGTCCCATCATCAACGAGTTCATCACCAGCGCCGACCTCCCCATCGACCCCACGGTTGACTGGGACGCTCGGCTGAACAACATCTTCATGTCCGCTGGCGTGAAGAACGAGGAAGAGCGCAAGGACGCCATCCAAGACGCCCTGGTCACCCTGTTCCTGGGTCGCCACGTCCTGGAGCGGTTCGACCCCACGAAGGGCACGTCCCGGGACGGCAAGGAGACCCCGCTGGAGAAGCGGCTCACCGCCTACCTCACCCAGCTCTTCAAGTGGCAGGCCACCGGCAAGTCCGAAGCGGGCGACAAGGCCCGAGGTCGCCAGTATGACTCCGGCTCCACCCTCGACGAACCCGTGAACGGCGAAGGATGGGGGGATACCCTCGCTGATGTGCTCCCGGGGGACTACGTGGACCAGGAGGCTGAGGCCCAATCTGAGTCTGCGATCCGCTCCCTCAGCCAGTTCCTGGATGCCTTCGAGCAATACCTCCAGGGCGCCCGGGGCGGTAACCTCTCCAAGACGTGCATCCAGCTCCTGCGGCTGATCATCACCGCGCATGACGGCGCCGAGGTCAAGGCCCGCTGGCCCGTGGAGACTGGCACGTCCTACTCGAACATGCGCCGCATCCTCCCCATCGTTGCCGAGGAGTTGCAGAACTTTGCGCGGACGAGCAAGGCCCCAAACAGCCACCTCACCAAGCTGATCAACAAGCTCCGCCAGCGTGTCACTGAACAAGCAGGCACCGATGCGGTTGGCACACCAGCCCCTGAACCGACACCAGCCCCCGAACCGATCCCAGAGCCCATGGAGGACACGGAGCAGGTGGGCACGAAAGCCAAGGAGATGCAGCAGCCTCCCCCCAAGATCGGATCTACCGCCCCCATCTCCGCTTGCGCCTCAGCCTCGGACTTCATGGCTAAGCTGGCCACCTACATCCCCCTCATGACGAAAGAAGCCGCCCCGAAGGTCGTCGAGCAGTCCATCCTCTACCTTCGCCTGGGTGGCAACCGCGCCAACCCCCGCTTCATGGACATCTCCTTCTACTCCCCCAAGCTGAGGACCACCCCCGGCGCCGGGAGCTACAAGATCGAGGTCGGTGACTGGGGCCAGGACAAGTCCCTCCCCGAGCGCCGCATCCGGCAGGCCGTCGGGACGTTCGTGATCCCGATGATGCGCGGCGACGTGTTGGAGCAGGACCACGACCTCCTGGAGAAGGTAATCCGCCGTCTGCGGTCCATCGTATGGGAAAACGCCATCGAGTACTTCCAGATCCCGTTCGACCAGAAGGCTGACTGGCGGAACGTCGTGAAGATGGACATCGCCCGCCTGATGGACACGAAGGTGACCATCCAGGACCCTGAGCAGGGCACCATCGAAGTCGCCGCCTCCCTCACCGAGGGTGCCCATGGACGCAAGGCCGCGAGGAAGATCGCCTCGAAGGACTACCCCGGCAAGGACGCCGCTGAGGAAGCCTTCCGTACGGCATCGGGCTACCCCGCTGAAGACGACAGCCCCGAGGGCTTCCACATCGTGGGGGCCAAGCGCCAGATCGCGGTCAACGCCGCGTGCGACGAGTGTGAGGACCCTGGTGCCGCCTGGGGACCTCTGATGCCCAAGCCGGTCTGGAACGAAGAGAAGCAGGAGTGGACCCCCGGGGATAAGACCCCCGGGGGACTCCTGAGTGGCCAGCCCGCCCGTTACGGCTCCAAGAGGGCCAAGGCAGCCGCCTACCTGACCGTCCAGGACGTGATGGATGCCAAGGGCCGGTCCGAAGGCAAAGAGCCCCTGTGGAAGATGCAGCAACGCTCCCATGAGTGGCACCAGAAGCGCCCCGACGAGACCGATGAACAGTACTCTGCTCGTATTGACGCCGGTATGCCCCGGCAAGCCCGCTCCCTCGGCGGGGAACTCAACCTCACCCCAGCGGAGCAGACCGATTTCGCGCCTGATCCCGACCACATGACCACGTCATCTCTCAAGGAGGCCACCGTGTCTGCCAAGTTCGCCGCGCTGAAGCGCATCGCCGCCGAGAACCCCGAAGCCATCGCTGAAGCCATCGACGGCCTGAAGTCTCAACTCTCCGAACAGCTCAACAACCTGACGATCCTCCAGGAGAACCTGGGCATCGTGGCCCCCGTCGAGGGTGCCGAGGTCAAGGAGGGCGCCCCCATGGAGGTCGCCGAGGTCGAGGGCGAGGAGAAGTTCGCGGGCCTGAAGCACCTCGCCGCTGAGGAGCCTGCCCAGTTGGAGGAAGCCCTCGGTGAGTTCTACCTCGCCATGGACAAGGTGATGGCCCAGACGGAAGCCCTGGCCGACAACCTCGGCATCACCCTCCCCGACGCGGCCCCCGTGGATGTGGAGGAGGAAGCCGTCGAGGAAGCCCCCGGCGTCGAAGAGCCCGCTGACAACCCCGATGCTGGCCCCCACGGCGAACAGCCCAAGGACGAGAAGAAGGACGAGAAGAAGGACGAATAAGTCCTGGCCTTCATGAAGTAGGACGGGAAGAAAAAGCGAAAAAAACTCAAGTAGCTAGTGGACATGGGACCTTCGGGTCCCATTCTTTTTGCCTGGAAGGGGATAAATACCTATACTTACTTGACCCTAGACACGAATGTGCCGAAGGCGAATAAAGGGAGACAGCCTTGGCAGAGATGACGCCCTACTTCGAGTCGATCACCGCAGCTCGTTCCATGAAGGTCGGCGCGGAGGACTTCGCGGACGCGACCATCTCCCTGGAGACCCAAAGCGACCTCGCCAAGGACTCCGTCGGCGAGAGCATCCGGGACAACTTCGGGCAGTTCCTCCCGTTCCTCAGGCACCTCAACCCTGAGGACCAGGAACTACTCATGAGCTACTACCTACTGTCGAAGCCCCAGTGGTGCCTCGCCAAGCTCTACCGCTCGACCCAGACGTTGTGCTCCTTCCGAATCCGGATGGCGCTGAAGAAGCTCGGGGTCGCGGCCATGCACGACGGCCACCCACCCGTCACCGTCCTCGACGAGATTCTGGTCCTCCATGACGTGAACCAGTTGATCGACGGGGTGCGGACCTCGACCATCGTGGACGAGTATCGCCACCGGCGCTCCTTCACCGCCGTGGCCGACAACCTCCACCTCCACCGCCCCGACGTGCGCCGGGCCCTGACCAAGGCCGTGAACGTCCTGATGGGCGACCAGCACGAAGAGCACGTCGCCTTCGGGGCCTACATCCACGGCCTGATCGACAAGGCTTCGATCACCGGCACGGGGTTCTCTGCCCGCAAGATCCAGAAGCACAGCCACCTCCACAAGGCCGACCCCAACGTCGTCGGCGCGTTCAGGATCAACGTCACGGACCCGATGTTCGACGAGCACGTCCTCGTCTCCCGGGCCTCCTACTGAGATGGCGTTCGCCACCTACAGCCCTTTACCTTCGTGGCCGAGAAGTTCAGAGGGAAAGAAAACTCGAACTTCGCAATACTTAGGTGAAGAAGTCTGTTTTGGGAGGTCGTCATGCCGCTGATCCATGCACAGCAGCACATGCTTGGCACCCCGAGGGCGCGTGACGGGGGCCTTCTAGGTGAAGCCCTGGGCCGCCTGGGGCTGGGCAAGACCGCAGCCGCCACACCCATCGCGGACGAAACCGCCGTGATGAAGATGGCCTACGATATGGGGATCTCGATCACCCGTGTGGCTGGCAACGTCTACGAGCAGCCTGCGACCCGTGACTTCTGGGCCGTCCGTAACGGCAAGCTCGTCCGCCTGACCGGCGCTGATTCCTCCGTCGATGACGGGGAGAAGCTCGCCGCCGCTGACATCGACGACCCCGAACGCACCCTTCACAGCATCCTCGCCGACTTGGAGTTCTAACATGTCGTCTCAGCTCATTGACCAGCTCCTCTCCGACTTCCGCCCCTCCACCGACGGCGCCATCCAGCGCGGCCAGGACTTCAAGACCCTGTCCGAGACGGAGGACGACGGCCTACTCGATGAGCTGGCCCCCGGCGGCGAACACAACGCGGCCAACCCCGGCACCGGCATCGTCGCTGCCGAGCAGGACTGGCAGCAGAACGGCGGGCGTCCCTTCACGACCGAGGACAGCCTGATGAACGACGTGCTCAAGCAGTCGTCGGGCGAGAAGGTGGACGAAGAGCGTCTGGGCAAGCCAATGATGGCCTCCGCCGACGTGAAGATCCGCATCCGGGCCCTGCTCCACCTGGGCAAGACCCCCAAACAGGTCACCGCCTACCTGAACAAGCTGGCCGAGCAGCAGATGTTCGACCGCACGGAGTCCGACGGCTTCCTCAAGGATCAGGCGGGCCTCCTCGGCTACGCCTACCTGGAGCCCAACCACTTCAACCAGAAGTCCTGCACGGCCTCCATGCGACACATCAAGGCCAACGGCGTGATCAAGGCCGCGAGCGTCAAGCGCATCGCCGCCTGCGACGGCTGTGAGAACTGCAAGTCCGACCTGGAGGGCGGCTCCAAGTGCGCCACCTACGGCCTGCCCATCGTGTCCTCCGAGAAGGACCTCAAGGGCATCGTCGCCCGGCTGGCTGGTTCCCAGATGAAGAGGGCCTCCCTCGTCGCCCGGCACAACGGTGAGTCCACCGCCCGCCCCGGCCACACCGTGAACGTCATCGCCCGGTCCGAAGAGCGCGACGCCACCCTGACGACCGCCGGGGTCTCCCGCGTGGCCGCCTGGGACGCCCAGAAGGCCCGTGAGAACGCCACGTCCTTCACCCCCAAGACCGTCACCGCCAGCATCGAAGGCGGCCAGACCCTGAACGATGTCTACGTGGCCTCCAAGAAGGCTTACGGTTCCGCCAAGACCCAGAAGGTAGTGCGGGAATACCTCGACAGCCTGAAGAAGACGGGTGCGCGGATCAACCTCGCCGCCGTGGACTGCTCGATCCTCAAGCGCCGCCTCACCGCCTCGGAGACCATCCTCGGCAAGGACAAGTGCTCCTCCTGCTCCTTCCGGGCCGGGATGCACTGCGGCTTCACCGGTGGGACCCTGCTGTCCTACCCCGGCATGGAGAAGCAGGCGAAGACCGCCAGCGTCGCCGCTGCCGACGGCGTGGCCACCATGGACGGCCTGGAACTCCGGGCCCCCGAGCTGACCATCGACTTCGCCCAGGACCGCCAGCTACTTGATGTAGAGATGCCGAGCATCGCTGCGCTACAGTTCTAGCTGGAGGCATTACATGGGCCAGGGTATCGCGGGAGAGCGGGAGATTGATCTGGGGGGCTCCGGCACCCCCGGGGTGTTCGTGCCGCCTGCGGACGACAACATCGGCAAGCCCCACCCCACCCGCATGGATGAGATCATCGCCCTCCTGGATGACCCCGAGGCCACCGACCTGGAGCAGGTGAACAAGCTGATCTCCTTGGAGATCGCCTACGCCCTGACCGACCCGAAGATCGACTTTAACCCCCGGTCGGTGAACGAGCGCGTGAAGGCCCTCCGCGAGCTATCGAAGACGCTCCTGGAGGGGGAAACGATCTCGAAGAAGGACTTCCTCAACTTCGACGGCCCCAAGTTCAAGTTCGTCCTCGGCGAGCTGGTCCTGCTGTTCAGGACCTCCCTGAAGCAGTCCGGGCAGCCCGAAGACAGCATCAACCACTGCCTCCGCGTGTTCCGGGACCTCCTCATCGCCCGTGAGCCCGAGCTGAGGAAGGAAACCGAGAGGGTTGCGGCTGATTCCGCACTCTCTTTTGGAGTCACCCCTACCCCTTCCGCCCCTCTGCTTCCTGAAGGATGAACCCATGTCCCAAGCGATCCTCCGCTCCTATCAGGTCTTCGGCGCCAACGATCAGGTGCTCTCCGCCGCCTTTGACGCCCTGAAGACGGCAGTCAAGGACGCGAAGTCCCAGTCGAAAGTCCAGCGCGTGGCCCTCCACCGCAAGGGCTACCGCCACGACATCGAAGTCGGGGATGTCTACGTCGTCCCCGTCTCAGTCTGCAACAAGCCCGAGGACTTCCCCCACATCCTCCTCGACGTGAACCTCCGGAAGCACACGACATCTGAGGGCATGGTCGAGTTCCAGATGGGTGCCCTGGTGGACAGCGACGAGCTGAGCCGCGAGACCCTCCAGGCTTTCAAGGAGGTCGCGTTCAAGAACGAGAAGGGCGACTACGCTCCCCTCATCGTCTTCGCCCCCTCGTGGGCCCACCCCAGCGGCTACCAGTCCTTCGTCTACAATGAGGACACCGCCCTGGCCAACCTGCGGGATGTGGCCTACGCCAGCCCCTTCGACCCCAGCCTCTCCTCCGTGTTCGACCAGCTCCGCGCCGTGGATCCCGACAGCGCCCCGCTGACGAAGATCATGCCGAGCACCCAACACATCTACCGGATCGAGAAGAGCGAAGAGCCCGACTACCCCGAGTTCGCCAAGGGCCTGGACCTCGCCGCTGAGGAAGGCTCCTCCGCGAAGTCCGCCTCCCTGGGCCGCAGGGTCATCCGCCTGACCGGCGCCGACATCCCCAAGCTGGAGCACGAGGACCTGAGCGATGCCGAGCTGGGTATGTTCCAGGCCATCGAGAAGGAAGTCCAGCAGAACGTCAAGCGCACGGCTGCCGAGTGCACCCCTGCCTCGACCTTCGCCCCCCAGGCGGGCTCGACCGCCACCCCGGCCCAGGCCGCTGAGATCACCGCCCCCGCCACGACCCCGATCTTCACCATGGCCTCCGCCGAGGGCAACACCGACGGGAAGACCCACGGTGACACCGACTTCGACGAGCACCGCCAGCGGGGTGAGAACCTCGAACTGGGTGAGGCTGGCAACGTCAGCGACCGGACCCCACAGGTCGTGGACGGCCCCTCCCCTGTCACCGCTGCTGCCGAGGACGAGGGCAACAACGTGCCCCTGACCGGCCTCGCACCCCAGATGAACGAGGGTGACACCGCCCCCGGTGAGGGTGCCGAAGCCGCCACCGCCATGCAGACCAAGGAGGCCGGGCTCTTCGACGCCGGTGCCTCGTTCTCCCAGGGGACCGTCCAGGCCGTCAACGCCTTCGTCCAGCACTGGGGTGGCCGCGTCCTCTCCGAAGAGGGCCTGAAGTCCGAGCTGAAGAAGGTCACCGACAAGCTCAAGCCCGCCGTGCTCTTCATGAAAGAGCAGGGGCTGATCAAGCCCTACGGCCAGGGACAATACCAGATCCTGAACCGCGACCTCGCCGCCGAGGACAAGAATCCTCCCAAGCTCAGCTACGTCATCACCGACCCGAAGACCAAGTCCGTATGGGCCGCCGCCATGGTGGACGGCATCACCTTCGGCGGGGAATGGGTCAAGGAAGCCTCCCAGGCGGCCCGCTACGGGTCGAAGACCGCCGCGACCGATGATGTCCGCCGGAACATGCTGACCGCCGCCCTGGTGATCGCCAAGACCTGCGAAGACGGACACGAGTGCGACGGCTCCTGCACCTGCCCCGAGAAGAAGGTGGCGGGCAACTGGTGGAACCCCGGGACCGTCCTGGAGCAGTTCATGCCCGAACTCCAGCATGACGTGGTGGACAGCCCCTTCATCTCCCAGCAGGAAGATCCCAACCTGATCAACCCCTTCGGCGCCCCCGGTAAGGGTGTGGCCCAGGACCCCAACGCCACTGGCCTGAACCAGGGCCTGGACTCGAACGCAGGTGGTGTGCCCCTCAGGCAGGAGATGTCCTTCTACGGCCCTGAGTTCTCCCGCAACTTCTACGCCCCGCACGCCGATATCCCCAGCGCCGCCCTGACCTTCAAGCGGCCCAAGGCCGCCGGGACCGGCAAGGAAGCCTTCCTCCCCGCGCTGATCCCCATCGCCGAGGCCGGTGCTGCTGCCCTTGAGGGTGGCGCGGCTGCCGCTGAAGGTGCTGCCGCCGCTGAAGGTGCTGCCGCCGCTGGCGCCGGTGCCGAGGCTGGCGGCCTGTCCGTCGGCGACGCGCTCTCCATGGTCCCCCCGCCCTCTTCGGACGAGAACAAGCAGGCCCGCCGCAAGAAGGCTGACGGGGCCCTCGCGTTCTTCCAGGGCCTCGACATGGCCGCCCCCGCCGAAGAGGAGCATCCCCAGGCTCATGCCGACGAGACCGCCGCGACACCCGAGACCGGCAACTACAACGAGCCCTCGAAGGAAGACGCCGTCCCCCAGGACGAGACCTTCCTCGCCGTGGACAAGTTCCTGAAGGGTGTGCTCGGGGGCTACGCCGCCCAGCTCATCGCGGTCTTCCAGGTGACGAACAAGCCTCTCGCCCTCTCCGCACCCTTCGAGGACCACCTGGACCTCGCCGAGACCATCCGGGTGACTGGTGGACCCCAGGCGACGGCACAGGCCCAGGAAGCCGCCGTGGCCCAGTTCCAGACCGCGATGAACAAGCTCACCGACGACCAGAAGAAGATGCTGGTGGACGGCGCCATCGCCCAGGCAGCCGTCTGGTGCAACAACGCCAAGGGCAGCGGGGGCTTCAACTACGAAGTTTTCGTTCGCGCCCAGAGCCTCGACGGGACTACCCTGGTTGTCAAAGTGGTGACGGGCACCAAGGGCACCAAGTAGAGGCACATGGTCGTAAGCCGCAAGCACAATAGGGGTGGCGCCAGTTCGTTTGGCGCCATCGTCGATTCGGCGATCACCGATGTCCGGAGCCAGATGAATGGCCTGGACTTCCTGACCTCTCCCCAGGGTCCGAAGATCAACCTCCTACCCGTCCAGCGGTGGTTGTTCAAGGCCATCGCGGGCATCCCCATGGACTACAAGGAACAGCTCGTCCCCGTCTGGGATGACTTCCGCGAAAACATCATCCACACGTTCACTGAGCGGGAGTTCCTGCGCTACCTGAAGGACCAGGGCCGCTGCAACTTCTCCGACTGGCGGGACCTGCCCTCCAAGGGCTTCTCCGAAGCGGAGATCCTAGCCGGGCGCCGAGGCGGAAAAGCCTTAGGTATGGACGAGCCTATCCCTACACCGAAGGGTTGGGTGCTCAACCGCGATCTCAAAGCGGGGGACTTCGTCTTCGGGCCAGACGGACAACCCACCGAAGTGCTCTACGCCCATGAGCCCTTTCGGGATCAGGGCTATCGCGTTGCTTTTGATGATGGGACCTCCGTGGTAGCCCACGGGGGCCACCTCTGGTGGACGGAGACCAAGGCAGATCGCAAGGCCAGAAGCCGACGTATCTCCCCGCAGCTCGCCCGGCGCCCAGCATCGTGTTCCACCGCCTCCACCTCTGGTGCGATCCGCACCACGGAGGAGATCAGGGCCACACTTCACGTCGCCCGCCCTGATGGGAAGTTTGAGACCAACCACTCCATCCCCCTGGCAGCGGTCGTAGAACTCCCTGAACAGGAACTACCCCTGGATCCCTACTTCCTCGGCCTTTGGCTTGGGGACGGGGCGGCAAGGCACCCCTCGATTACCACCATGGACCCCGAGGTCGTGACATTCCTGGAAGGGTTTGCTAAGAGCCACGGCCTTCAGCTTCGGAAAGAGACCAAGACCGGACCCGTCAACAAAGCCTCTAGTTACCACTTGACCTCACGGGTCCTTGGGGCCAAGAAGGGGTCCTGGGGGGTCAACGCCGGAGACAAAAATCCCGTGAAGGCCGCCCTCCGGGCCATGGGCCTCCTCCAGAACAAGCACATCCCAGAGTCCTACCTATGGGCCTCCCGAGAACAGCGCCTTGCCCTGCTCCAGGGACTTATGGACACGGACGGCGGGTGTCACCGCTCCCGTTGTGAGTTTTCCAGTAAACTCCCAGCGTTGTCCCAGGGTGTTTATCACCTCGCGGCCTCCCTCGGCCTCAAGCCCACCATCACGACGGGGCAGACATCTCTGAACGGGAAGCGGTGTGCCGACCGGGTGCGGGTGACGTGGACGGATCCCACGCCCGTCTTCCAGATTCAACGAAAGCTCGCCGCCCTCCCCAAGACCGTGAAGCCTTCCCAGCGCCGTAGATTCATTACTGCTGTGGAGCCCATCGGTGCACAAGAGGTTCGGTGTATCACGGTAGCCCACCCCGAGGGACTGTTCCTCTTCGGTAAGAACTTCAACGTCACCCACAACTCCGTGCTGATCTCGGCGTTGGCGACTGAGAAGCTCCGCCAGCTCTTGAACGTCCGCAACCCCCATGAGTTCTACCGGCTGGCCGACGGCGACCCCATTGACTTCACCCTCCTGGCCCAGGACGAGGACGGCGCTGGTCGTCTCTACGACAAGATCAAGATGGCGGTCAACCGCTCGGAGTTCTTCCGCCCATTCATCCACGGCAAGCCCGGCGTGGACTCCATGCAGTTCATCACCGAGGCCGACCGGCACCGGCGCGACGTGGAAGCCTCCATCCAGGTAGCCTCCTGGCCCTGCACCACGCGGAGCGCCCGTGGTCCCTCCTCCTACTTCCTGGCCTTCGACGAGTTCGCCCACTTCCGGTCCGCGACCGGGGCCTCCTCCGACGAGGTCTACGAAGCGGCCACGCCCGCCACGGCCCGCTTCGTCAACAAGGAGGACCGTGAGGAGCACCTGGACTCCCTGACGATCACCGTGACCTCCCCGTGGACCAAGGTCGGTAAGACCTACGCCCTCTGGCAGGAAGGCATGGCTGACGGCAAGGACGCCTCCCTCTTCGTCTACCAGTGCTCCACCGCCGAGATGGCCGGGACCGAGATCGCCGCGTCCTACCTGAAGAACAAGTTCAAGCGCGACCCCGTGAAGTGGCAGGCCGAGCACGGTGGCCGGTTCTTGGAGTCCGCTGGCACGTTCGTCCCCATCGGGAAGCTCAACGAGTGCTTCGACACCGGGCGCCCTAACGCCTACGGCTTCGATCCCCGGCGCGTCGGGATCAAATACTTCTGGGGCTGTGACCTCGGAATGAAGCACGACGCCACGGCCATCGCCATCTGCCACTGGGAGCAGGGCCAGGATAGTCAGCTCCTCCTGGTCTACGACTATGTGGACCGGATGATGGTCGGCGAGGGTGATTGGGAGCACGTGAAGGAACTGGACATCAACGAGATCCTGGACTGGTTCTGGGACATGAACCAGTGGCTGCCCGGCGCCCACGGTGCCATCGACCAATACGCGGGCGCGATGTTCATCCAGCTCTGCCACCAGCGACAGATGGACTTCATCGAGCTGGTCCACCTGACCGCCGCGATCAACTCCGAGGCCGCCTACGCCCTCCAGGGCTACATCAACCAGGGGATCTGCCGGTTCCCCGACGTGCCGAAGTTCCGCCACGAGATGGGGACAGTCGAAGCCTATTACGTCGGCAAGCACCAGATCAAAGTCGAGGCCCCGACGGAAAAGAACGCCCACGACGACATGTATGACGCCGCTGCCCTCGCCGCGTGGCGTGCTCAGAAGTGGATGGCAGAGGAGGGCAACAAGTTCTTCGCCCTGTCCGGGCAGCAGGTCCAGATTGGGCCTGACGGCCTTCGCCCCGGGGACATGGGCTTAAACCCTGAGATCAGCACGATGTCGCAGCTCCGGGTCGCTGAACGTGGGCGGGCTGTGGGGCGCATGGCCGCCGTCCGGGCTGGTGGCGTTGCCCTCTCCCCACGGATGACGGCTCGCCGGGGTCGCTTTTAGGGTGCATCGGACACTTTTTGTCCACCTACTAGGGTTTGGAAGGGCCCATGGTGGGCCCCCGCGTAGGAGGTTCTAGTGGCTAACCCCTTGCTGGACAAGGCGATGAAAGCGATCTACGACAACGCCTACCAGTCCCGGGCGTTCCCCGACTCCTGCTCTATCACCGGCGAGGACTACGAGGTCTGCCTCTTCTGTGGTGCCGACAACCTGGAGGCTGCCAAGCAGAACGTCTCCGTGGCCATCGTCCACCTGCCGGACTGTGTCTACCTGGACGCCTTGACCCACACTGCCCGAGGACGCTGATGCTCAACTGGATGGTCATGTATGGGTTGGTCATGAGCTTTTGGCTCAGGATCTACCACCATGGGCGGGTCATCGTCCCCGGCAACGAGGGCGCCGGTGTCGCGGGCTTCGCCAAGTTCTGGCTCAGGTCCTGGGTCATCGGCTTCGTGATCGTCATGGGCATCCGCGAGGGTATCCCCGGTCTGGGCTACGTCCAGTGGTGGGAGACCTATGCCGTCGAGCACTCGATGGTCCTCTGGTTCTTCACGACCGTTCCCCTGACCCTCGGGCTCTACCTCGTGAAGGAGATCACATTCCAGGTCCTGGCCAAGCCCGGGGGCTACCAGTGGTTCGAGAAGGGCCCGCCCCAGCTCCACAAGATCAGCATGGCCATCCCCATGGTCTGGAACGTCGCCTTCTGGGCCTGGATGCTCCTCAGCCCGACCCTGCCGTTCTACACCTGTTTCGTCCGGATCTACGTCATGGGCAAGGGTGTGACCACGATGTTCCCGTTCGTCTAAGCCCGCCGACTTCCTGGATCTAGGGTGAAGCCTGAGTCTCTCGGGCCGGAGGTCCATGATGCCCACCCCCAAGTCCGCAAAGAAGACCAGCCCGCTCACTCCCATCCGGGTGCGGAAGGTCGTGGACAGCGACAAGGCCATCCAGGACACCCTGGTCGCGGTCGAGGCCATCACCTCCACGGTCAACGAACTGGTGGTGAGCTACAACGGCATGGCCGAGGACATGGCTGTCGTGCTCTCCCGCACCCAGGCCCTGGAGGAGACCATGGCCAAGGCCGGGCTGAAGTGGGGCACCATCGCCGAGGACAACAACAAGATGGCTCGGCAGGTCGAGGGGATGGCCAACGCTAACTCCAAGGCCCTGGCTGAGCTGACCAAGATCGCCGAGGCCAATGCCCGGGTGCTCGAAGAGCTTCGTAAGCGTGTGGGGTAGGGTATGAGCGGCGAGAGCCCATCTGACAAGCGCCGCCTCTCCACTGGGGCGACGATCAAGGACGACATGAACGCCCTCTACACGATGGGCGACGATGCCTATGCCCAGCTCATCAAGGCCGTGAAGAACATCCAGGGCCTGACCGAGCAGATCAACAAGGTGGTCACCGAGGTCAAGGGCCTGAAGGCCAACGACGCCAACGTGGCCGCCGAGGTCACGATCCTCCACGATCTGGCCGGGACGCTCTCGACCGACGTGGATGCTATGACCCAGACGGTGGATGGGACTCGTGGGGAGATCAAGGAGACCGCCCGGCGGCAGGCCGAGATCATGGCCTCCGTGGTCGAGACCCTCATGGACGTGTCCGACGCCCTGGAGAGCATCAAGAACGCTGTCATTGGTCTCACCCAGCAGCTCCAGACCGAGGCCGTGTGCCCCTGGCGCGACGAGGAAGGTGCCACGGTCTTTCAGTCCCTGGAAGCCCTCGTGGCCATGGTGCCTGCGATCAAGCAGATGGCCGAGGGCTTCGGTCTCCTGGCGCCGAACATCGGGACCGTCGTCGAGGTCGTCCTCACCAAGGACCACCGCGACCCCAAGACCGGGAAGAAGAAGGAGAAGTGGGACATCTTCGTCGAGAAGCTCGCGGAGTCCCTGGCCGCCGCCGTCCTCTCCTCCATCGCCACCGGCCTGCTCTCCGTCGGGGTCTTCATCTACTTCTTCGGGTCCAAGTCAGCGGTCGAGAAGGCCCGCGCCGAGACCCGCAAGGAGCAGACCGACACGATCAAGAAGGTCGAGGACGAGAAGACCGGGCTGGCCCAGAAGGTCGCCGAGATGGAGGCCGAGATCGCCGCCCTCCAGACCGCCCAGAAGAAGTCCGCGCCCAAGTCCACCAAGTAGCTACGGGGTATCATCTGGGTGAGGCACTATGGCTGAACTCGAAGACGAACCCCAACTGCTGATAGATGACGACGTAGACTTTGGCGATGCCAATGAGCTGCGGGTCGAGGGCATCTCCGACGCCCGATGGGAGCGGGTGAAGACCCAGATCGACGTGCGGGACGTGCTCTACATGTTCCACAACCGCCGGTCGTCGCCGATGTCCTGTCCCTTCCATGGCCGGGACTCCAAGCCCAGCTTCTACGTCTACATCGAGAACAACGACTGCCACTGCTTCGGCTGCCCCGACGGGGACAACTACTGGGACAACGTCAAGATCGTCGCCAGGACCCTGGAGATCAACCGGCCTCAGGCCCTCCGCTACCTGGAGCGGGAGTTCAAGCTCCCCAAGCTGGAGGAGGATCCCAACGACCTCGCCGTGGATCTCGACGACCTCCCGGAGGACGACGAGGAGGATGAAGCACCGTCGCCCCTGCTGACCTTCGCGGACATCGCCCCGGCGTTCATCGCAACTGCCCGGAAGTTGATAAAAGCCGCCGCAGGAACCACCGAATCCGTGCCCACAGCGACTACTCTACTTGAGTGCTACTTCACTGCGGAGAAGCATGACGATCCCCTACCATTAGCGCGAGTCGTTGGCGCCGAGACTGTCAGGGCCTTAATTAAGAAGAAGGGGTGAGGTGCTGTCATGTCGGTCCAGGAACACTTCCCCAGTCTGTTCCAACCGAAAACTGACCGCCGCCGCGTCCAGATCAACAGCGTCGTCCGCATCTGCCCGCGCTCTGACTCCGCCTACAGAGGTATGTGGTTGGTCGTGAAGGCCATCGAGGATGGCTTCCTGACTGGGCTGGTCCACGTAGACGGGGAGGACCCCGTCCTGACCCGTGTGGACCGCATGGAGGTCGAGGCCGCCGAGCGGGTGCTTTTCCGTCTGACCGGGAAGAAAATCAAGTAGCTGGTGGGTATCATCTGGGTGGAGGACACCCATATGCAGTTCACGCCCGTAGACGTTCCCAACCCCCTTGAGGCCCTGGCCAGCTACTTCGATGTCAGCCGAGCCATGGGCTTGTTCCCAACCACGAAGGGTGTCGAAGTTCTCGTCCCCACGGTGGAGCTGATCTCCCCGATGCGCGACGGCGAGGAGATCATGCGCTTCCTGGAGATGGCGATCCGCACCGCCTACAAGTCCGAGGACAAGATCGGCCCCGACAGCCATAAAAAGGTCCTCAGCCACATCATGAGCCTGAAGCACGAGTCCACACTGGAGCACGTTGGCTTCACGTTCCGGATCGTGACCTGCCGAGGCGTCACCCATGAGCTGGTCCGGCATCGGCTGGCCTCCTACACCCAGGAGTCCACCCGCTACGTCTCCTACGGGAAGAGGCCGCCCCAGGCGATCCTCCCCTGGCACCTGCTCAAATACAACGACCCGAACATGAACATCTTCTGGCACGAGGGTATGGTCACGGAGTTCGGCCTCTATATCAAGGCCCTGGAGCGGTTCCAGTGGAAGCCCCAGGAGGCCCGTGGCTTCCTCCCCAACGACTGCAAGACCGAGATCGTGACCACGATGAACCTCCGGGCCCTCCGGCACTTCTGTGGCCTCCGCACGCCCGGCAGCGCCCACCCCGACATGCAGGTCATCGCCCGCGAGGTCCTGCGCCAACTACACGAGATCGTCCCCGTCCTCTTCGAGGACATCTGGACGGCCAGCCGCCTGGGCATCCAGGTGGAGGCTGGACAATGACCCAGCTCCTCGTGATCGACACCGACGCCCTGTTCGCCAAGGTCGAGGCTGCCCAACTTGCCCACAACCCCGTCGTCCTCACCGCTGAAGAGTTCGGCGACCTCCGGGGGTTCTCCCCTCTGAACGTCGTCCACCCCGCTACTGGTGTGTGGAAAGACCTGGGTGTCCTCGGCTACATTGGGAATACCTTGATCTACGATGCATCCAAGTGGAACTCCAACCCCTTCGAGGCCAAACCGCACGCCTTTGACTAGGAGCCTCCATGGCCACCCCCAAGAAGACCTGCGCCGCCAGGGCCGTCGCACCCCTCAGTGCTGACGCCCCTGTTCCCGAGCCCGTCCAGACCGAGGTCATCCCGTTCATCCCCTCGCCGGTCACCCTGCCGCCCATGGATGTCCTGGACTTCGTGACCAAGAACCTGAGCGCCGCTGGCTACACCGATGTGGTGGTCACCTGCGAGACGACCGAGGATGGCAAGCTCTCCCTGAACGTCGCGGGCCGGAACAGCCTGAGCGCCTTCTGCTCCTGCACCCCCAAGTTCGCCCCCGAGCAGTTCAACACGGCGGTCTTCCAGGCGACGAAGGCCATGGTGGACGCCAGTCTCTGGGCGGATCCCCGCACGAACATCATCGTCACCCCAGGTCCTGTATGAGGCGTTCAACCCTCATCCCGATCATCTACGGTCTGACCGGCTGGTTGATCCCCGCGACGATGCGCTTCACCGGCGCCCTAACGAGCAAACCCGCCTGGGCCCGCACGATGTTCATCGTCGATGTGACCACCCTTCTGATCTGGGGTATCATCATTACCTACTTGATCTTCACGAGGGAAAAATGAGCAAGGACACGCTAGTCGTCTCCGCCTTCCCGGGCACGGGCAAGACCTGGGTCTACGCCAACCAGGGCCCGGATCAGGTGGTGCTCGACAGCGACAGCTCCCTGTTCTCCTGGGCGAGCCCTGGTGTGCGCTCCCCGGACTTCCCTGGAAACTACATCCAACACGTCAAGGACAAGATCGGGCAGGTGGACATCATCTTCGTCTCCAGCCACAAGGCCGTCCGCGATGCCTTGGTCGCCGCCGGGATCCCCTTCACCCTCGTCTACCCTGAGATGGATCTCCGGGCGGAATACCTCGAACGTTATCGGCGCCGGGGCAGCTCCGAGGACTTCGTGACCATGATCGGCAGCAACTGGGCGGGCTTCATCACCGAGCTGGAAGACCAGGAGGGCTGTGAGCACGTGGTCCTCGGCGCCGACGAGATGATGTCCGACGTGATCAACGCCCGACAGGTCCCGCGCTGATGTCCGTCCCCTCTCCTCTCCCACCTCGTCCCATGGTCCTTGACCTCACGTTAGGTGTGGCCCCTACTCGTTCGACGCTGAGTGTGCTCCTGGAGACACCAGAGGGCAGAGGTCTGCTCTCTCGGAAAGGCGGCCATGGTCATCACTGACGCCCCCGGCAAGCCCAAGATTACAACTGGCCACTGCGATCACTGCGGCGGCGGGCGGAAGCTCGACGAGACGAACTGCCCCCACTGCGCCGCCCCCGCCCCCAAGCCCAAGACGACAACCCTCAAAGAGTCCCTGGCCCGGCGAAAAGCCTACATGGCTCAGTGGCGGCACTGAATCAGGAGGTCCCCGATGACCTGGAAGTTTTGGAAGAAGGCCGACAAGCCTGAAGAGGCCAAGCAGCCCGACAGCCTGGGTGGTCCAACGAAGCTCGGGGGCTACTCCGGCCCGGCCCCCAAGCCAGGAGCGCCCCCGGCAGTCCCCCCGAAGACCACTGGCACCTGTTCACCGGCCCCCATGCGCCCCGTGGCGGGCGGAGGCTTCCATGGTGGAGAGATCCCAGCCTTGGAGGGCCTGGAGCCTTACACGGAAGCCTGGAGGGCCAAGCTCCAAGGGCTGCTGCCCCGGGGCACCGTGGGGCCCAAGCCCCCGGTCCAGGTCTCGTTCATTGAGCCCGCCCCCGATGACATCCCCAGCCGCGACTACATGGCCTTGGCTGTCCAGGGGAAGGATCCCCGACGCCAGGACCTGAAGGACTTCACCTACGGCCAGATCGCTCTCCAGATCGCCGGGCTTGGCACCTGCTGCCGCCTGAAGGTCGGGTGTGTCCTCCTCACCAAGGAGGGCCGCGTGGCAGGTATGGGTTACAACGGCGCCGGGCCGGGGATGCCCCACTGCAACGAGAACCACTGCAACGAGAACTGCCGGTGTGTCCGAACCCTCCATGCTGAGCAGAACGCTCTATCTTCCCGAAACGCTGCCCCATACACCGCGTTCGTAACTCACGAACCTTGTTTAGGTTGCACCAAAGAGTTACTGATCGCCGGTGTGCGCCGCGTTCGTTACCTCAAACCCTACACGTCCATGCCCCCCGCTGAGACAACCGCCCGCGCTGAATGGATAGAGCACTATGGGGTTGACTGGCAGCAGCAAACCCCCCAACCCTTCTACCTACAACCTTCTTCTGGAGCCAACTGATGGGATCTTTCATCGACTACCTCCTGGGCCTGAAGCCCGGGGACTTCACCTTCGCCATGGTCAAGCCCGACGGCTGCCACCACACCCATGACATCCTGGAGATGATCCGGTCCGCCGGGTTCCAGGTGCACGCCCACCCCGTGCTCCTCACTGATACCCAGGTCCGCGCCCTCTACTACTCCCACCTCGGGCGGCCCTACTACGAGAAGAACGCGGCCCACAACATGAGCGGGGCCGTCACCGTCGCGGTCATCGAAGGCCCCGACGCCCTGAACTGGTGGCGGAACACCGCCATGCCTGACATCCGCACGAAGTGGGGCTCCAACGACCCCGAGAACCGCCCGGCCAACGTCGTGCACGGTTCTGACAGCCCTGAGGCAGCCTTCCGGGAAGCCCACTACTTCTTCGGCTGATCGGTGCGCTACATAGTAGCTACAGGCGGATCCTCGGGTCCGCCTGTTTGTCTCTAGTGGCCGGTATCATCCCTGTGGAGCACCAATGAGCATGACCGATACCCTGCCCGAACCCGAGTCCGTCCTATTCCCGAAGAAGAAGGCCAAGCCCACCTCCAAGGTGGCGTTGATCAAGGCGTTCGCCGAGCGGATGGCTGACCTCGAAGCGGAGAAGGCTGAGTCCTTCCTGGCCGTGCTGCGTGCCGGGGAGTTCAACACCGACAACCTCAACGAATACCCGTCTTGCCTGGAGGTCCTGGAGGACTTCTACCAGCAGTTGAAGACCGACTGTTCCGTACCCTTCCCCACCCCCTTGCAGATCCTGGAGGTGTTGTGGAGGGCCACGGTCGCCGATGACAACTACGACGAGGTCGAGGACCCCTACATCACCTGGATCTCCTGCGGGATGCTCTCTGAGGCCGACGAGCCTGAGGGATGGCCGGGCTGGGTGCCCCACACCCCCCTGGAGGCCCAGCCCGCCCTGTCCGTGAAGACCGTCCGCGCCAAGCGGGTGGCGCTGCCTGACGACGCTGAGGGCGCCAAGGCCCTGAAGCCCAAGAAGGAGCCTAAGCCCAAGAAGGAGAAGCCCAGCCCGAAGACCCTGCGGGAAGCCTTCGAGGAGAAGCTGGAGAAGCTCGACCGAGGCACCCTGATCCGGCCCTGGATGGCATCGAAGGCCCTGCGCCTCGTGCAGTCCCCCGCCGAGCTGGAGTCCTGGGTGGCCCGGACCCTAGCGGACAAGTCCCTCTACCGGCAGGTCCCCCGCACCGACGAGTGGATGCCTGCGGTCGCAGTGGACACCGAGAACTACGCGGCCAACGGCGGGGCCTCGGGCCTCGACACCCGCATGGTCAACGGTGAGCCCCAGGCGGCCATAGCAGGCATCTGCCTGTCCGCCGATGGCATCGAGGGCCTCTACGTCCCCCTGAGCCATGAGGACGGCAAGAACCTCGACCCCGACGTGGTCCGGTCGATCCTCCAGCCCTTCTTCGACAAGTGCCTCCTCCGCTTCTTCAACGGGAAGTATGACCGCGAGATCATGATGTTCGCCCAGTTCGGCGGATACACGTTCCGGCCCTACCCCTACTGGGAGGACGCCCAGATCGACCACTTCCTCCTCGACCCAAAGTCCGAGGTGGACGAGGACACCGGCTCCTTCGAGTCCGCCGGGCTGAAGGCCCTATCTGAGCGTGAGCTGGGCATCGACCAGATCGAGCTGGATGAGATCGCCAAAGTGAAGATCCGCGCCGTCAACCCCAAGACGGGGAAGACCGGCTACCGCATGGTCCTCGCTCCGTTCAACTGGATCCCCACGGAGCTGGCCGTCCTCTACGCTGGCGCTGACGGCATCACCACGTGGCTCCTCTGCGAGAAGATGCACGAGCAGGCGATCAAGATGCGCTACGTGCACAAGATCGACCATGAGCTGGCCGACGCCCTGGGCTGGGTGGAGCGCCAGCGCCCCCTCATCGACGTGAAGGCCCTGACCAAGACCGTGGCATGGCACCGGGAGAAGCTGGACCAATACAAGGCCGAGCTGTGCGAGATCGTGGGCAACCCCGACTTCAACCCCGGCTCGAACGAGCAGCTTGCCCGGGTCCTCTTCGAGCAGCTCAAGCTCCCGGTCGTCAAGCGGTCGGGGAAGACCGGCGCCCCCTCAGCGGATGCCGACGTGATCGAGGAGCTGCTGAAGCGGGACAAGAACCACCCGTTCCTCACTACCTTGGTGAAGTTCCGCGAATACTCCGCCCTGCACCCGGACCACCTCCGCTACGACCCCCGCGACCACACGGCCAAGCTCCTGTTCAAGCAGTGCACCGTGGCCGGTGGCCGTCTGGCTGCCGAAGGCGGCACGTTCTTCAAGGACGGCGGCTTCGGGCTCAACCCCCAGGCCATCGTGTCCGTGGGTGGCAACCTGTGGATCAACGCCCGGCGCCTGCGCCTGGAGGACCTCCCTGACCTCGGGGAGACCTTTGACCCCTACACCGTCACCGCCCTGGAACTGGACGACCTGGACCCTGCCTGCCGCGAGAAGGACAAGGAGACCCGGGAGCTGAAGGGTCTGGCCGTCAAGCGCGTGGTCAAGCAGCACATCGCCCGCTACTGCGGCGAGTGGTGGTCCCTCGCCAAGGACAAGCCCTGCCTGCTCGAAGACGGCACGGTCATCCCCCTCGACAAGGTCACGAAGGTAGACGCGAACGAGGTCGTCAACCTCCGCTCGATGTTCATCGCCCCCGAGGGTTACACCTACTTCACGGTGGATTACTCGAACATCGAGATGCGCGTCGCCGCCAACATCTCCGGTGAGCCCAAGTTCATCGACGAGTTCCTCTACGGCACCGGGGACTTCCACACCCTGACGGCCAAGAACGTGTTCCCGGAGTTCTCCGACCCGAACACCCCCAAGGCACGCAAGAAAGAGCTGCGGTCGTTGGCCAAGATCATCAACTTCGCCCTGCTCTACGGAGGGACTGAGCACACGATCTACGAGAACATGAAGGCCACGGACCCCACGATCACCAAGGAGAAGGCCGCCGAGATGGTGCGCCGCTACTGGGAGGGCGTGCCCAAGTTCGCTGAGTGGGCCCAGATGATGCAGGGAATCGCCCGGGAGAAGATGCTCTGCAAGACGAAGTCCGGGCGCATCATCGACTTCAACTCCGCCATGCGGTCCCAGAAGCTATACAAGCCCGAGGCCCACCACTACGCGGCCTACCAGGACTTCTGGAAGCTCAAGCGCAAGGCCGAAGACCTCATGAAGGCCAAACGTAAAGAGGAAGCCGACAAGCTACTGACACAAGCCCAGGCCATGTACATGGACAAGAGCACCGGCGTGGCCAACGTCGGCGACTACAAGAAGTTCATCGGGAAGATCCAGCGCGTCTCCGTCAACGCCCCACTCCAGGGCCTCGCCGGTGACTTCATGCGGGCCGCCCTGGGCTTCATCCACCGCTGGGCCATCCGTGTCGGCCTGGGGGACATCCTGCTCTGCCACGCGACCGTCCACGATGAGGTGGACTTCTCGGTCAAGAACGAATACGTCCCCTTCGTCCTCCCCCGGCTCGTCCGGCTGATGAAGCTCCGTGAGATGCACGCGGCCATGAAGTGGCCTGTGCCCATCGAGACCGACTGTGAGTACGGCAAGAGCTGGGACGTGAAGGAGCACCTCACCGGTGACGACGGCCACAACCCTGCGGGCTACACCAAGATCCCCGGCCTGGAGAAGTATATCCCCCCGGTGTTCGACCCCGAGACCGTCCGTGCCCTGGTCATGGCCCTGCGCTCGAACGACCTGGAGGCCAAGGAGGAGGTCTACGCCTACCTCAAGGCCACCACCCACCCCCGCGTGCACGTGAACATCCCGAAGCTGAAAGACATGGACACCAAGGAAGCCGTCCAGGCCCTGGTCGCCATCCTCCAGCTCCACGAATACTGGACCATCGAAGAGCAGGAGGAGTTCGACCCCAATGAGGAGACCCTGGTGAACTACCAGCGCCGGATGGGCCTCGCCGAGGGTGAGCCGGTCCAGCGTCCGGTGATCCACCACGAGATCCCCGAAGTGCAGATCGTGAAACAAGAGGCCCCCCCTAGTGAACAAAAGGGCCCTTTTGTGAAACAAGAAGCCCCTGAAGTGCAACAAGAGGCCGATGCGAGCGAGACGCCCGCCGATGACTTCCCCGCCCCGAAGGTGGAGGTCAACCGCGTGCCCAAGCTGATCGACGGCATCCCGCAGCTCCGGGACTTGTCTATGGCTGAGATCCAAGCCATCCGCCCCGCCCTGGGCGCCGGGGGCCGCACCATCCAGGTCTATCTCTTTACGGGTGAGCTGATCCGCATTGATAAGGTAGGATCTACGGAGATCCCTCACGAGTTCCTGGTGATGGAGGAGAGCCCCGTCGATGTCCCGAGCTAATATCCCGGACGGCAAAGCCCAGAAGATCAAGAGGGCGCACGCCAAGGTAGTGGCACATCGTGCTGATCAGGCGGGGTCTCTTCGGACGATCTTCCAGTCCCTGGGGGGCCTCGTGAAGCTCCTGGCCGACTGCCAGGGTGAGGTCGATGAGGCCGTCCAGAACGAGATCAAGATCCTCTTCCACGTCATCAGCCACTTCTCCAAGCGCATCCGCGTGCTCTCCACGGCCAAGGCCGGGGCCCTGCGGAAAGCCCTGGTGGACATTGAGAAGATCGAGCGCCAGCTCAAGGTCGCCACCGGCCCCACCTACGGGGTCAAGCGGCTGATCGCCGAGAGCCAGCGAGACCTCGCCCATACCCAGAAGCTACGTGCGAACCTTCAGATGCGTTACCGCGAGGCGGCCTTCGTCCTGGCGGAGTTGGAACAGGCCGTGGATCCCGTTTCAGACCTCCAACTCTCCACGGCGGCCCAACGGAAGAGGAACGACAAGGTGCGGAAGGTGGAACCAGTGGCACCCAAGCCCGATACCATGACTTCGTGATGCTTTTCAGGAAGAGTGCCCATGACCACACCTCGTAAGAAGCCTGCGACCACCAAGGCCCCGAAGTCCTCCGGGTCCGCTGAGCGCGTCCGGGCGTCGTCCGGGGCAGAGTCTGCCAGCGTCGCGGGCAAGGCGAACATCCGGAAGAACCGGGTCTCCGCCACCGACAAGGAGTTCCGCGAGAAGGCCATGGGGTTGCAGAAGCCCAAGGTGCGCGGCGCCAGCTCCGCGAGTGAGAAGCGCGTCTACGCCACCGTCGGGTCCTTCACCCAGATCGGTGAGGACGGGAAGATCACTGACGACCCCACCTTCTACCGCAAGCTACAGATGGCCCGGCGCACCGGAGCCTTCAACAAGACCGCCGGGATCTTCATGGACTCCGGGATCGGCAACGCCAACATCGCCGACTCCGAGAACATGCAGAGCTACAACTTCGAGTTCCCCAATGACGCCCTGGAGCTGCCCCAGAGCCGTCGTGAGGAGATCCGCTACTACCGCATCGCTTACGACCGCGACCCCATCGTGGGCCGGGCCATCGACTTGCATACCGAACTCCCGATGTCCAAGCTCATTCTGGAGAAGCCCACCTGCTCGGTCGAGTCCTTCGCCGACTTCGTCTACGACTGGTATCAGGGATGGTGCAACGACGTGAAGCTCTTCGAGCAGCTCCTCCACGGTGGCCGTGAATACTGGCTGATTGGCGAGGCTTACTTCTTCGTCGAGCACCTGGAGGACCTAGAGAAGTTCCCCGTGTGCCCCGTGGCCAAGCGTCAGATGGACCGCAAGGAGCGGATGCGCGGGCCCAGCCCTGAAGCCTCCAACCCCGCGACGGGTGTGGACGAGCTGTCGATCTATCAGTGGACCGGCAAGGGCAAGGCCAGCAAGCTCCTGAAGGAAGCCCACGAGCTGGGCTTGGTGAACAAGATCGCCCGGTGCATCGAGATGGATCAGGCCCTGCCGTCCCTCGTGATGGCCGTCGTCGAGCAGCAGAAGAAGATCGCGGCAGCCGTCTCTGAAGAGCAGGCGGCCTTCCGCGCCAAATACGCCTCCCAGACCAAGACTGCGGCGCCCGGGGATGCCCCGGCTGCCGAGGCGGATGCCCCGGCTGCCGAGGCGGATGCCCCGCCTGAACCTCTCATGGATGGCCCCCTCCAGCGCATCAACGAGATGCGTGGGGATGGGCCCGATGCAGAAGCCCCCGAAGGCGGCGACCTGGGTGCTGAAGGTGGCGAAAGCGGCGACCTTGGGGGTGATCTCGGCGGCGACATGGGCGGCGGGGGCGGTATGCCTCCGATGGGTGGCGGCGGAATGGGCGGGGGCATGGACGACATGGGCCTCGAAGGTGGCCCCCAGGTCGAATCCGAGCACATCGTCAACCTCAGGCGCTACCTGAAGCTCCTGGAGCGCAAGAAGGACCTGCTGGAAGAGCTGCGGGCCCTGAAGGAAGAGAAGAAGCAGGAGTGGGAGCTGTTCTCCCACGTGGTGAACCAGGACTACTTCGGCCCTGACCGCATCGTCCTCCTGCCCCCTGACGTGGTTGAGATCCGGCGTGACAAGCGGTTCAACTCCGATCCCACCATCTGCTACAAGCCCAGCGAAGAGCAGAAGGCTGCCTACCTCGAAGACCCCGACGTGGACAAGAAGGACAAGGAGATGCTCGAACAGGACGGCCTCGTGCCCCTGAACGACGATCCGAACATCGGCTCCTACGTCATGCACTTCGCCCGGAAGAAGGCCCCCTTCGAGGACCACGGACGTTCCGTGCTCCAGCGGTGCCTCCGGACGATCATCTACCGCGACAAGCTCCGGCAGGTCCAGAACACACTGGCCTCCCGCAACATGACCCCGAAGACCTTGGTGGTCGCCCCCGAGGCACCCATCCAGGAACTCGATGCCCTCCGCGTCCACATCGACGAGGCCAAGGCCGACCCCGACTACACCATCGTCGTCAACTACGACGTGACCTGGAACGAGATCGGCACCGACGGGCGCCTGTTGGCCCTGGACTCTGAGTGGGCCCACACGAACGCCGAGCTGGCCGTCGGCATGGGCTTCACCCCGGAGATCCTCACCGGCGAGGGCTTCTTCTCCGGCGACCGCATCCGCATCGAGCTGCTGAACACGACCTATCTCCAGTTCCGCGACGTGCTGTCCGAGCTGGTGGAGACCATGATCTTCAAGCCCATGGCTATGCGGAAGGGATTCTACGAGATCGACGACTATGGCAACCCCCGCTGGATCTACCCCAAGCTGAGCTTCAGCCGTCTGGCCCTCCGCGACCAGGGCGATGTCTACGACATGCTCTTCAACCTCTACGCCAAGGGCAGCCTGCCCGTGGACATCATCTACGAGTTCCTGAACCTCGACCCCGAGACCTGCAAGCGCAAGCTGGAGGAAGACCTCCTGACTGTGAAGGACTCGAAGTTCAATCAGGTCCTCGACGCGATCTACGCGGGCGTGGCCGAGCGGCTGTTCAAGACCACCGACCTCACCGACAAGGTCTCGAAGTCCCTCCAGCTCACCCCCAAGGAGACCGAGGAAGTCGATGGCCCCGAAGGCACTGGCGAAGGGGTCTAACGCATGATCTCCAAGGTAGATGTCCAAGCGTGGGCTGCCGCCGATCTGACTGGCAACGCCGCGCTCGTGAAGGTCGGCACCGACCTCTACGTCGCGGGGGGCACCCGGTCGGACTCCACCCAGGCCATCTACAAGTCCGTGGACTTCGGGCTCAACTGGACGGTCGTCGCCCAGCTCCCCGCCCCGGCAGGGACCTTGGATCCCGCCATCGTCGCCGACGGCACGAACATCCACATCGTCCACAGCCAGCCCAACTACACGAACCCCCTGCTCACCGACGTGTTCTACTACGTCTTCGACACCGTGTCCGTGACCCTGGGTCCCGCGATCCCCCTGCTCACCGGCTCGAAGGCCCAGTCCGCCTACGACATCGTCCCCATGCCCGCCGGTGCCGCCCTGGTGGTCACCGCCGGGCAGGAGATCATCACCCCTGTCGGCCACGAGGCCAAATACGTCCTCCTGGCCTTCCACATCACCGCCATGGGTGTGACCTCCGAGGTCATCCAGGAGACCCACTGGTCCACCGGGGAGACCTGCGGGGCCGTCTCGCTCGTTGCCACGGGTGGCTCCGCACCGGTCGAACTCTACTACACCGAACACCCCCGGGTCTTCGCTTTCCGCGACGTGTCGGTGAAGATCAACCTCCGGACGTTCACCACGGTGTGGTCGGGGGCGACCCTGCTCAGGACCTACGGCGCCCGGTTCACCGACGACAAGCTCACGGTGATCGCGGCTCCCAACGGTGACCGCCTGCTCTCCCAAGCATACCACCTCCAGTCCAAGACCTACGGGATGCAGACCCAGATCCTTTACGGCTGGGGCGTGTTCAGCGCGGGCGTCGGCAACGGCACGTGGGCCTGGACGTTCGGGGAGCTGGCTGCCGACGGCTACAACATCTTCAAGGAACCCGTGATCGGCACGGACGGCGTGGGCAACTACCTCGCCTACCTGATCTGCCCCCGCGACCAGACCACCAAGCTCTACGCCCGGGAGGGCTTCCTCCGCGTGGCGAACATCACCCCCGGGGACCTGTCCCTCGTGGCCCGCGTGGGCGCCTGGGCCTCCCTCCGCTTCAAGTGGCTGCGCGGTGGCAAGCTCACCCAGGACACCCAGTCCAAATGGGCCCTGGTGGGTATCGAGGGTGACCCCGCGAACGAGATGGGCGGCGGCCCCGGCACCTACCTCTCTGAGTTCAACCTCGCGCCCCGGGCCGTCCTGAAACCCACGACCCTAACGGTCAAGCGGGGCGTGGACTACATCCTGGACGCCAGCGAGACCATCGACCCTGATCTCGACTCCCTGACCTACACGTGGTCGTCCTCTTCGGCGGACGCCGCCATCCACCTGACCCCCTTCGAGGGCAGTAAGAAGGCGGTCCTGCGGGTAGACAAGGCCATCGGGCCCCTGGAGGTCTCCTTCACGGTCTCTGTGGCTGTGGACGACCTCGTCCCCGGGCACGCGGCACTCCCACAGACCCATGCCTCTTCCGTCATCACCGTCCCCTTCAACGCCGAGCCGACGATCTCCGTGGCCTCCCCCGTGGCCGTCCTGCGGAACTCCCGGGTGGATATCCACGCCAACATCGCCGACGCCGACCTAGACACCCTGGTCATCCTCTGGCAGCAGCTCACGGGCACCCCCGTCACCCTCACCAACGCCGACAGGGCGACGGTGTCCGTGGATGCCTACCGGATGCACCCCGATGGTGAGGTCGTCACCCTCCGCGTCTCCGCCGACGATGGGGTGAACCGGGTGGTCACCTCCGACGTGGTGCTGAACGTCACGCCGATCATCGACCGCGACCTCGACGCCGGGCACATGGCCCGCGCCTTCTACATGGACACCACGGCCCAGCCGCCCCTGTCCTGGCACCTTGTAGCCGTGCTCCGCCCCGTCATGGGGGACTTCAGCCTCGGTGATCCGCAGGTCTACCTCGACGCACCGGACAACCTGTTCCTCGACTACACCAAGCAGCAGATCGTCGTGGACATCCAAGTTGTCTACGATGCGGGGATCCCCGTGGCCCCCAGCGGTTACACCTGGGCCCTGAGCGATCCCACCCGGTGGAACTGGGCCTCGGGCACCAACTGGGTCTCCTACGATCCCCTCCATTCCCCACGCCTTCCCCCCTCCAGTTCGGATGCGAGCTGGGGCGTGGCCTTCGTGGACTACGGTCCCGGCTCGCTCACAGTGGGCGCAACGGTCAACGGGGTCACCAAGACGGTCACCGTGGCTTTCCACCACGAGGGGCCGTGATGAATTGCGTCTGCCTCATCCCAACCACCCGGCCCAAGGCCGTCAAGCTCGCTGTGAAAGCGGCGAAGGCCGACGGCTACCACCGCCACCCCGAGTTCTCCGCCTACACCGAGCGTTTGTCCGAACGACTGAGGGGGCCTCATGACCTATAAGGCGTCCATCGCTCAGCGGAACTCCCCCACAGGCTTCTGGGCAGCGGCGGAGGAATCCGCCCTGTTCTCCGACTTCTTCAAGGTCGAGGTCGTGAACAACTACCAGGGCGACGAGCGGTTCTGCTACACGTCCCCCAAGTCCTTCCTGGCGATCTCCCAGGGGGACCTCTCCGTGTTCTTCCGCCGGTGCTACCCCCCGACGGGTGAGCGCCTGTGGGATGCTACCCTCGACGACCGGGACAAGGCATACCTCCTGACCGACCAGGGCCGCATCCTCCGCTACACCACCGAGGGGCCCGCCGGGGTCAGCGACTGGCCGGACGACGCCATCCCCCTGACCTCCCTGGTCGCCGGGCGCTACGGCTCTATCGCTGTCCTGCCCCTGAACGCCAGCAGGCGGGTCATCGCCGTCTATGGCCGGGGTGGGGTGTTCCTGCTCCAGGTGCTGGAGGAGACCTTCGAGGTCACCGACACCTTGCGCCTGGACGTGGACTCCGGGATGCTCCCGGCCAACTTCGTCACGTTCATCCGCTTCAACTCCGTGCTCTCCCTGAAGTCCGGTCAGATCCTCGTCGGCACCCAGGCCGAGGACGGCACGACCACGGAGGTCCTCGTGGATCTCCCGGGCCGCCGCGTGGTCAGCACCTGGGACCGCTCGAACCTGATCAACAAGGTGGTGACCACGGGTGAGATCCTGGCCACCCAGGACGACTCCGCCCTGGGCCGCCCCTCGGCGCCCGAGTGGGAGCAGCCAGACCTCGTGGGCTCCGGGCTCTACAACCTCACGTGGTCCCAGCGGCGCCCGGATCTGGTCGTCAGCTACGAAATCTGGGTGGGGGTCAACGCCGCACCGCCCGTGCTCTTCGTCGCCATCCCCTCGGGCTCCATCCGCCGGGCCCCCTTCCCGACCATGCCCGGTGTGACCTACCACCTGACCATCCGAGCCCAGGGCTCCGCCGCGATGTCATCGTTCTCCTCCGAGCAGATCATCGCAACCTAGTTCTGGGTATCATGAGGATATGGCAGTATCTGCGAAGCTCTCCCTCCGAAAAGCCCTGGCCCAAAGCGACCTCATTGACCCCCTGGGTCTGAGCCCGTTCGTCGCCCTGCATCTGGCCGAGCCCGACAGGATCCACGTGCGCCGCACCGGCGCCGTTGGCTTCGTCGAGACCTTGGAGGCCCCGAGCCTGGATGACCCGGGCTGGGTCTTCGTCTCCTTCGCCCACCTCCAGGACTGCCTGCGGGTGATCGAGACCGACGAGATCGAGATCCTGACCTTGGCCCATGGGGGCACCCTGCTGCGCTCCGCCTCCTCGGACTACCAGACTGAACTCCAGGTGCACACCGTGGATCGGTCCCGGTCCGGGTTCAAGCGGCACACCGCCGGGGACATCTTCCAGGTCCTGGAGCCTAACTGGCTCGGCGGCCTGAACGTCCGACCCTTTACCCTGGCCCAGGCGCCCACGGTCATCAGGGAGACCCTGATCCTCCCGACCCATAGCGGGACCATCGCGTGGACCAACACCTACGCCCCGGGCCTGCCCAGCCACCCCCGTGAGTCCTTCCTGAAGGCCGTGTCCTCCCTGGACAAGTGCGTGATGGGGCTGACGGTCAACGGGTTCTACCGGGCCCAGCTCGACGAGGTCAACCTCTTCATCGCCAGCCACCAAGCTGTCACCGCCCCCGGGCCCCTCCAAGGTCCCGTTGAGGATGGCGACGTGGAGCTGCCCGCCGGGCGGTTCATCCTCGCCCTGGACAAGGCCGCCGGTCATGCCGCTCCGGGCGCCAGCATCAAGGTCAGCCCTCGTGTCGGCGTCTCCACCAAGGACATCTACAGCAACCCCAGCACGTGGTCCCTAGGGGATACCGACCCCTTCCCCGCCATCACATTCAGCCCCAAGACCGCCCGGCTCCTCGTGGATGCCCTGGGCCAAGCCGAGGGGGAGAAGCTCACCTTGGTCCGCATCGCGGGTTATCGGGACCTCTTCCGTGTAACTAGGGGCGGATGCTCGGTATCATTCAGAGTGATCCTTACTTCCTAGCACAGGGGTAGGAGGTCTTTTGTGGCCAATCTACTCTATCCCCTGCAACTCATCCACGCCCTGATCAGGGAGCACGTCACCAAGCCGTCAACCCGGTCGGACCAGTGGCCAACCTTCCGAAAGCACATCCTCCAAAAGTCGCCAAAATGCCAAGCCTGCGGGGCTGCCAGCCTTCTCCAGGTCCACCACATCGCCCCCTTCCACGATCACCCGGAGCTGGAACTCACCCCCTCCAACGTCATCGTGCTCTGCATGACCCCCGAGCTTTGCCACCTTCAGATCGGCCACGGGGGATTCTTCAAGACCTTCAACCCCAACGTGGTAGCCGACGCTGCCGCGCACCTCAAGGCAGACACCGCTGGTCGCAAGCGCATCGTGGCCCAAGTAAAAGCTGAGAGGATCCCCGACTAGGACGACCGATGACCACCCTGCTTCAGCGCACCGAGGACCTGACCACGACGATCAATGGGCTGAAGGCGCGGAAGCAGGCGGTGGACGACCAGCTCGGCGTGGCGAAGAAGACCATGCTGGACCTGGAGACGAAGAAGGCCCACCTCGTGAAGACCTCAGCCGTCCTGGACAAGCTGACCCAGGAGGTGGCCGCCAAGGGTGTGGGCCGCGTCGAGCATGTGGTCACCCAGGGCCTACAGGTCGTCTTCGGCGACAAGGTCTCCTGCGTCCTGGAGAAGAAGGAAGGCGCCCGGGGCACCAGCTACAAGGTGAAGCTCAAGGTCCAGACCGCCGAGGGCGACGTGATCGGGGACCCCATGGCCAGCTTCGGCGGCGGGCCCGTGAACGTCATGGCCTTCCTGCTCCGCGTGCTCATGCTCCACCGCTTCAAGCTCGCCCGGACCCTCGTGTTGGATGAAACATTCAACAATGTTTCGCAGTCTTACCTCGGATCTGTCAGCACCCTGCTGAAGACCCTGACCGAGGACCACGGCTACACGATCTTCGCCGTCACCCACCAGCCGGAGCTGGCCGCCCGGGCGGACCACGCCTATCAGGTTGGTGGGGTCATCGGGGCCCCCACGCTCCGGACTTTGACGGTCGGGGAAGAAGCCTAGCTACCTAGCGGGTATCATCTAGGTGGAGGCACTCCCTTGGCTCGTGTTGAACTCAAACCCATCGCTGACGTGAAGGCGAAGCTCCGCGAGGTGCTTCACCGGGCCGCCCAGCGGTATGTCAGGGCTGGCCTGGACCCCAAGCCAGAGAACTGCGAGCACGCCCCGAAGATCGGGAACAAGGTGCAGCGGTGCGCGGGCTGTGGGGCCAACCCCGGAGAGTCCTGCAAGGCCGACTTCCAGTTCAAGTCCCGCTACACCTTCGACGAGCTGAAGCTGATGTTCCGGGAGCTGTGCGTCAACCGTGAGTGGCTCCTGAGGAACCACCGGGACGCCGCGATGCTCCTCTGGGTGCTCAACCAACTCAACCCCCAGGAGGAGCCCGAACCCGAGCCCCTGCCTGACGAGGGCCCCCCGGAGGCGTGGATCCGGCTGGAGGGCGACACCCTCAAGCTATCCCCCGCTGCCGTCCCGATCATCACCGCCCTCCTCAACAACCTCTCCACCCTCCTCCCCCAGGATTCCCCCAATGGCCAAGCGATGGATGGACGAGCCCTGGGCGACGAACCCCCAGCTCCTCCTCGCTAACCTGGAGAAGACCTACACGAAGGCTCTACAGCTCGGGAAGATCGAGACCGTGGCCAAGACGACGTTGAAGAAGGCCGTGGCCAACCGTGGTTGGCACTTCGCCCCCGACGACCCAAAGATGCTCGCGGTGGTCGAGGATCTGGGGATGATCTACGTCCCCCAGGGCCTGGAGCCCGGCCCCGGCTTCCTCTTCCCCATCCGGGACGTGACCGGCGACATCAAGCGGGCCCACATCCGTCTGGTCAACGACGACCAATACGCCCGCTACGGTGGGAAGTATCTGTCCCTAGTGGACAAGCACTTGTTCATCGGGCCACCCTGGCTCGGCAACGACGAGGCCACCCTGGAGGTTATCATTCAGACAGGTGAGGTCCTGGTCATGGAGGGGCCGTTCGACCTAGCGGCTTGCCGCTATGCCGCCCCAGAGGTCCCTTCCCTCTGTTCACTGACCAAGAGGTTGGGTAAGCTGCACTGGGCCTACCTGAAGATACTGGGGGTTCAACGGGTCTACGTCATGTTCGACGACGAAGAATCCGGCAGGGGTAAGGAGGCCGCTGAGATCCTTGTCCGTCGCAACCCCGAGTTCGAGATCATCCCCATCACCTGCCCCGCCCACGACCCCTCAGACGCACTGAGGTCCTCAAAAAAAGACCGAGTCCTCCGCAAAGTCCTCTACGAAGAGATCGTCAGCAAGACGACCCTTTCCCCTACCCTCCTCCCCCTCGACTAAGGAGCCCCACATGTCCCTGTTCGGCAAAGGTAACTGGACCCGCTACGCGGTTCGCACCGAAGACCTCCCCACGTTCACCGCGTTCCTCGCCCAGGAGCGCAAGCTCTTCGCCGCGTCTGCCTTCGCCGCCCGGACCATCCTGCTCGTGAGCAAGGACATGGACACCACCGTGGGCATCAACCCACCCATGTGGCCCTGCGGCGACAGCCCGGTGCCCCTCGACCAGCTCATGCTTGACAAGCAGGTGCACCCTCACGTGGCCCGCAACCTCATGAACGACGAGATCCCCGAGCCCTGGGAACTCCCCGAGACCGTCACCGACGCGACCGGCGTGGACCTGACGTTCGACCGCTACTGGGGCCGCAAAGACCTGGACTTCCGCCTCGTGGACGGCGAGACCGACATCTTCGGCTTCTGGCTGGTCCTGCACTCCCGCGCCGGGCTCGACGACCTCAACGCCCTGAAGGAGCACTCCGCCGCGACCTCCAACGGCGCCCCGTTCAAGACCCTCTCGACCCAGGCCAAGAAGGACATCTCCGCCGGGCTCACCTCCGACGGCCTCGTGGACTACATCGCCCGCACCCAGGCCCCCGTCATCATCGACTTCGGCACCGGTGACATCTGGCTGGGCTCGAACTCGAAGAAGCTGATCGACGCCTTCAAGTTCTGGATGAGCCGCAACGTCGGCCTCTTCATCGAGAAGATGGAGCTGACCCCCGGTAGCTCCCGTGAGTGGCCCTCCCTGGCCCTGAGCGCCATGGCCGAGAAGGACCTCTTCAAGCTGGAGCGCCAGGAAGCCTGGGAGAAGATCAAGAACGCCACGGAGGAAGACGCCGACCACATCGACGCCATGGAAGACGACGGCGTGGACGAGGCGGGCACCGCGACCCCCAAGGACGAGAACGAGTTCCTCATCGCCGACATCGCCACCTACGCCCCCGACAGCGGCCTGATCGTCAACGTCGGCTGCGACGCCCTGATCGCCCTGGGCAAGCCCGGCATGACCTCCGTGCTCGCCAAGCGTCCCGTCGATGCCCTGACCGTCCTGAAGTCCGTGGAGACTGCCCACGTGGCCGCCGCCCGCTGCTCCTTCCACACCCCCGTGGGTGAAGGCAAGGGCACCGTGCACGTCGAGGTCAGCGCCCTGCTCAACGAGTGCAACTACAAGGGCCTGGAGATCGACCTGAATGTCCCCGCCCTGGATAAGCTCCAGCGGGACTTCTACCCAGATGGCCCGTTCCCCACGGACTACACGGGTATGGCTGACAAGGTCAACCGTTTCTGGATGAACTACTACCTCCAGCTCCGGTGGGCCGAGAACCTCCTTATCAACTCCCTGTGCACCCCCCTGGAACTGACGCCGATCAAGCCCGCTCCCCGCACCATGGGCGCCGCCGCGACCACCGAGGTCCTGGTCCCCGAGGAGCAGTCCGCTCCCTGGACCGAAGACGGCCCTGCCGGTGGTAGCACCAGGGTGAAGAAGGCTGCGAAGAAGATGGCGAAGGCCATGCAGGAGAACCTCCTGCCCGGCGAGTCCATCACCTTCATGACGCCGGGCAAGCCCGGTGTGACCGTCCACGCCAAGGCCACTGAAACCGAAATCGAAATCTGAGGGCAGCATGGAAGCCCTCTCGATCACCACTAGGCCAGGGGTCTGGGAAGAGATCGTGGGGCAGGATCGGGCCTTGAGGGTCCTGAAGGGGATCCTCAAGAACGGCAAGTTCCTGCCACGCGGCATCATCCTCGAAGGCCCGCATGGCAACGGCAAGACGAGCACCGGCTATGTCGCGGCCAAGGCCATGATGTGTATAGGGGACAACCCCTACGGCTGTGGCAAGTGCGCCTCCTGCCTCGTCTTCAACGAGCACCCTGACGCCCACCCGGAGTTCAAAGAGGTGGATGCCGCCTCCTACTCCGGTGTGGACGCGGCGCGGAAGATCGTGGACGAGGCGTCGGAGCTGCCCTCTCTGGGCAAGGTCCGGGTGATCCTCATCGACGAGGCCCACCGCCTCTCCCGCGAAGCCTGGGATGTCTACCTGAAGCCCCTGGAGCAGCTTGACACCCGCGTGGTCTTCATCTTCTCGACGACCGACGCCTCCCGCATCCCCAAGACGATCAAGTCCAGATGCTGCACGGTGAAGTTCGCCCGGGTGGCCACGGACATCATCGCCGGGCTCCTGGTCTCCACGGCGGCCAAGGGCGGCCTGGACTACGAGATGGACGGCGTGAAGCTCATCGCCCGGGCCGCCAAGGGTCACGTCCGCGACGCCCTGGTCATGCTCGACAAGGTGGCCTCCATCGGCAGGGTCACGAAGGACCTCGTGTCCACCGTGGCTGACACGTCCTACCAGGATCAAGCCCTGAACACCCTGCTGCTCATCGCCGCCGACAAGCTCCCGGAGGCCATCGCCATCATCGACGAGATGGCCAGGACTCAGCCCCCGGCCAAGGCGGTCGAGGAGGTCTTCGCAGCCTACGGAAGAGCAGTATTTAGTGACGGTGAACTCACACCCGACGAACTTCGCCGCTACAATGTCGTCAAGGCCCGCTTCCCCATGCCAGCCCAGGTCACGGCCATCCTCCTCAAGTGGTCATCCGCAGATCGGATCCCCGCAGATGCCCTCCCATTGTTCATCTATGAGCTTCACTCCCTCCGGGTCGTCGCAGACGCTCCGGTGGCCCGGCCCGCCGCGTCGCCTACGCCCCGAGCTGAAGAACCCACGCCCCCTCCTCTCTCTCACTCTCGTCCGTCCGCCTCAGACCTCGCCAAGGCTCTGGGAGCTACCATCCTGTCCAAGTAGGGGGCTGACTTGATTCTCGAATACCCAGGTGTAAATCCGATCACCACAGACCAGTGGTTCATGCTCGAACTCCGCTCGGAGAAGACCTCCGAGGAGACGATCAAGCGGATCGGGAAGGCCATGAAGGACATCTTCCAGGAGGACGCCGCTGAGGTATTCATCCCGGTGATCCAGCGCGACCTCGACACCTTCGTACTCCTCACGGAGTGCTACGTGTTCGTCCGGGCGGACAACCCCCTGAAGGTCGGGAAGCTCAAGCGCGTCACCGGCGTGCAGGGCGTCCTGGCCAAGGATGAGTCCACCCGGCACACCAAGTTCCTCCGCGTCCCCGACGACTACGTCCAGGGCCTGATCAAGCAGTGCTGGGATGCCCACTACAAGCGGGCCCAGACGATCAAGGTCGGCTCCTGGGTGCGGATCCTCGATGGCCAGACCCGGGACTACTGCGGACTCGTCATGGCCGTCGATGGTGACCTCGCCATGGTCCGGATCGACAAGAAGACCAAGATGGTCAACGTCCAGACCCTGATCCACAACCTACTGGACCTCAGCCACGTCCCCGATGCCCATCGGGTGTTCTACTACTCCGAGCCCGTGAAGGCTTTTCTCGAAGAGATGGGGATCGAGGCCGAGACCGCCATCCACGACGACCGAGCCTTCAACGAGGATGCCCTCAAGGCGTTCCTGGGCCCCGATGAAGAGGAGTCGCCTACGTCCACCGAACGCGGCACTGCCACCCTCAAGCACCACACCTCCCGCGAGCAGACCCCCACGCGCTTCGTCAAGGGGCTGATCCTCCAGGGCGAAAAGGACGTGAAGGTCCTGCTGACCAAGACGGTCGAGGCCATCCGGGGCAAGGTCATCAAGAGCCCGAAGACCGCGACGATCCTCTGGCACGTCATCCGGGAGACCGTGGTGACCACGATGTTCGGGGACGACACGCGGATCAAGACCTATTCGGACATCCTCAACCACCATGGCAAGACCTTTGACCTGACCCCCTCGGACGTGCTCAAGGCCATCCCCGAGCTGCCACTCCGCCAGCTCAAGCCCGGCGACGCCGTCGTCATCGTCCCCGCGCCGATCATCGAGATCCCCAAGGACACCACAGCGACCGTCACGTCGGTCATCCGGGCCGCCCTCGTGGCCAAGAACTACGACCTCATGGCCCTCATGGCGCCCATGGCCGACCGGATCCTCTCCGGGGACATCCGGGCGCCCAAGCACCTGGACTCCTTCACCCAGGCCATCCGCACCCAGGTCCTCAAACACTTCAAGGCCACGCACACCGGCCACGACATCAAGGCCCTGGCCGAGCTGTTCTCCCCCTCCCTGCACATCACCACCGTGTTCCTCCGGGAGCACCACCCCAGCCTGGAGCAGACGATCCTAGACCAGCGGGCCAAGCAGTTCAAGCCCATCGTCGGCATCAAGGTCACCAAGCAGGTGGAGGGTATCATCCCCAAGAAGCCCACCCCCGTGCTCATCAAGGGGGTCACCGCTGTCCGGCAGATGCCTGACGCACCCGCACCCAAGCCCCGTCCAACCCAGGTCATCGGCAAGACCGTGAAGCTGGCCCCCCAAACCCAAGCCCCGCGCCAAGAAGGCGAAGAAGCCCACCCCTGAGCCCGTCACGGGCACCGTCTAGGAGATCCACATGACCACCCCCAAGAAGACCGCGAAGCCTGACGCGGTGGCCACCCCCGGCCAGCCCCTGCTCGGCCACGGCGTGGACATCGGCACGGCCAACATCGCCTCAGCTCGCTACGGCGTGAGTGAGGTCGAGATCACCATGCACCGCGACTGCTTCATCAGCTTCCCCGCTGAAGAGCAGATGAACCTGGAGGCCGCTGGCGTCACCGTCTACTCCTCCGAGGACGGCAACAACCTCTTCGTCGTCGGCGCCGACGCGGTGACCATCGCGGGTGTGCTGGGCGGCCAGCTCCGGCGCCCCCTGGCCCGTGGCTTCGTCTCCGAGAAGGAAGACCTGTCCAAGGAGGTCCTGAACCTCCTGCTCCGCTCCTCCATGGGCCCCGCCCGGGTCGAGGGTGAGCTGGCTGTCTTCTCCGTCCCCGGCGTGCCCCTCGATGGTGACACCGCCAAGGCCCAGTATCACACCCGCTTCTTCTCCGACCGGCTGAAGGAGCTGGGCTACAAGCCCATGCCCATCAACGAGGCCATGGCTCTCGTCTATGCAGAGACCCAGACCCCCACGGATGACACCCCACCCCTGACCGCCCTGTCCCTGAGCTTCGGCGCCGGGATGATCAACATCGCCCTGGTCTACAAGTCCATGCTGATCCGCAGCTTCTCGCTGCCCTTCGGCGGCGACTTCATCGACGAGTCGGCAGCCAAGGCCACGAACAGCCCCCTGACCCAGGTGACAATCCTCAAGGAAGGCGGGGATGTCGGAGGTGTGGATCTCCTCACCGGCAAGATCGTCAACCAGACGACCTTCCACGACACGCAGTCCGAGCGGCAGGCCGAGGCGATCTCCCTGATGTATCGGGAGCTGCTCACCAAGCTCCGTGACGCGATGAACGACTTCTTCTCCCGATCCGAGAACCGCGTAGAGATCCCCGAGAACATCCCTGTCCTCGTTGGCGGCGGCACCACCTGCGCCCCCGGGTTCCTCAAGCTCTTCGACGAACTGGTCCTGTCCGAGTTGGACCTCCGCTTCCCCCACAGCACCAATGCCACCCAGGCGGCGGATCCCTTGTATGCTGTAGCGATGGGGGCACTCAAGATGGCCCGTTTCCGGATCAGCAGCGCCAAGTAGGAGAGCACCATGGACCCCCTCAAGGACAGCCCCGAGATCATCCAGGCCCAGGCTCGCATCAAGGAGATTTGGGCCACCGGGAAGATCAGGATCATCCTGTCTGTCCTTGGGGTGGCCGTGGCCATCTACGTCTGGAACGACTACCGGGACACCAAGGCCGCCCTCCAGCAGCAGGTCGCCAAGACCAGCACGTTGGAGACGAAATTCCAGGTCATCGGGGACTCCGTGGTCGGCCAGGGGAAGATCCTGGAGAACCAGAACGCCGCCCTCCTGGCAGCCACGGCCAACCAGGGGCAGATCGTCGCCCAGATGAAGGCCCAGGGCAACCAGATGCAGGCGATGTTCGAGGCTCAGGGCCGGATCATCGCCGAGCTGGTGAGGAACCAGGGCACGACCACACCGGTCACCCCCGGGCAGGACGGCTCCTTCAAGGAAGCCCGGATGCTCCAGGGGCGCACCGGCGGCCCGGCCCTCACCGAGGTCAGCCTCACCTACGACCCCAAGGCCAAGGACCCCACCAAGCGCCTGCTCGGAGACTGGACGAACTACCGTGAGGACTTCAAGCCCTCGGTGGTCGAGTGGAAGAAGAAGGACGGTGGCTACTTCGGGACGTTCAACCTCCGTCGCACGGTCTTCCGGCCTGACGGCTCGAAGGTCGGCGAGGAGAACATCCCGATCTCCGACGCCACCGCCAGCTTCTCCCCGAGCACGCTGCCCGGCGGCGCCCCGGATGTCCCCCGCTGGACGATCACCCTCGGCCCCGCCCGGTCCCTCACCTTCAGCAACGACCCCAATCAGCCCTCAAAGTGGATGCCTGCGGCCCTGCTGGACTATCGGATGACCACACACCTGGGCATCACTGGCGGCATCGTGGGCAACTACATGGTGGGTGGCTTCTCCTATCGTTTCGGCGGGCCGAACTGACTTCCTGCCTCCCTAGTGGAGCTGCTATGTCCCCCATCCCCACACTCCCCCCCGCGACCGGCCTGATGGTCTACGCCCGGCGCGACGGGTCCATCGAGCACCTTCTCTCCGGCCTGAGCAACGCTGATCCTGGCGTCCGGGCCGAAGCTGTGAAGGCCGTGCTGCTGGACTACTATCAGAACACGGGCAAGGACCTCTCCAAGGCCGCCCAGATCCTCAACGGGATCCCCGAGATCCAGATCAACCACCTGACCGACCAGATGGTCAAGCTGGCTGACGAATACAACTGGCAGTAGGAGCCCCCATGGCAGCGAACGATCCCGCCAAGCAAACCGAGGCCGTGCACAAGACCGTCACCACGGTGGCCAAGGCCCTCTCCGACACCTACTTCAAGGTGGACGACGCCCTGCTGAACCTCCCCATCGGGAGCGAGCTGGGCGCTCAGCTCAAGGCCATCCGGGACAACATCTTCGTCCAGAAGCAGAAGGCCGAGCAGCTCGTGTCCTCCGCCTCCGAGGCTGTCGCCGCCCTGCCCCCGCCTCCCCCGGAAGAGCCTGCTGCTCCTGAGGCCCCCGCCGCCGCACCCACGGCTGCCTCCAAGGAGGCCCGGATCCCCCGCTTGCAGTCCGAGGCCGTCTACAACCTCGCCATCCAGGGCCGCCCGGGCAAGTCCGGCAACCTGAGCACCGACGGCAAGGTCATCTCCCTGCACGGCAACCCCATCTTCTATGTCGAGAACGGCCACGCCTTCGCCTCCTGGGCCGGGTGGCCGACCATGACCACCGCCGCGAACGTCAACGCCCTGGCGGATGTCGCCGGGATCCAGGGCCAGCGCCCCTTCTTCTTCCAGGCCAAGCAACCCATGGTCCAGGGCAAGCCCGTTCAGGGCTCCACAACCGGCTGGCACGACCTGGGCCCCATCGCTGGGTTCGAGCCCGCTGCGCCGGTGCCTGCCATGGCATCCAAGAGGGCAGGGGTTCCCACCCTGCTGCTCCCCCGCCGCAAGTAGGGGTGCATCACCTGGGGATCCCGGCCTACTAGGGAGTGGAGGAATACCCTATGTCCACTGAGCGAACGCCCCTGCTGCTGCAAGTCAACTACCAAGTGAAGATCCCTGGGTTCACCGAGCCCTTCCTATCCTCGCAGATGCGCTTCGACCCCGAGTTCAAGCGGCTCCTGGTGCGGACCCCGATGGGCGTGATCCCCTTCAGCCCCGAGGATGAAGGCATCCGCGTCAGCGTGCTGGACCTGGACGTGCCAACCTACCTGCGGAACCAGATGAAAGACGACGGCTGGTTCGAGATGTCCCTCACAGAGTTCATCAACATCATCAACCTGTCCTACCTTACCGAGGGCTGAGGTGAAGAAGCTAACCTACGCGGGGTGGCGCGAGATCGGCTACAACGTCAAGGCCGGAGAGGAGTCCATCGCCCGGAACGCCCAGGGGGAGCCCGTGTTCTCTCGTGATCAGGTCCACGACGCCCCCGTGCGCTCCACACCGGAGACCAAGGGCTTCGCCGACGACGAGGATTGGGACTAAGTTCGGTGATTCTCCCCAATACCGTCTTGACTTTCCGCTACGATAGTGAAGTGTTTAGGCGAGGTGTGCCCATGCCCTGGTCCCCCGGTGATTACCCAGCGTCGATGAAAAACCTTGACCCCAAGGTGCGTCGGAAGGCCATCGGCATCGCCAACGCCGTCCTGGAAGAGACTGGGGATGAAGGTAAGGCGATCAGCATCGGGATCTCCCGGGCGAAGTCAGCCGGGGGTTCCATCGCCGAGGATCACCAGCAGTCCATCCGTGAGCTGACGATGGGGCAGGCCGACGAGACCATCCCGGACACCCAGTCTCCCCAGCAGCGCGTCCCACACCCCACTGGAGGCACCCGTGCCTTCGCGCCGGGCCCCCAGGCGTCCAAGAAGGCCAGCGCCTACGACCCCGAGATCCAGATTCAAGGCTTCGGGATCATGCTCCTGTCCCAGGCCAAGGCCCATGCCCTGTCATACCTTCGGGATGCCGGGGCGAAAGCCGTCACCGACAAGAACGACGCTGACAGCGCCAACTGCTGGAAGAACGTCGCCTACTACGCCTTCTCCAACGGGGTGTTGAAGGCGCTCATTGAGGCGATTATTCGCGCCGAAGAAAAACGTCCTGCCTCGACTACCATCGACTCACCCCCCTGAGCCCCAGGAGACCCCATGGCCACTCTGTTCACCAAGCAACACCTCGCCGCCGTGACCCACATCCCGGATGAATCCGACGTGGACCCCGAGCTGTTGGAGCAGACCCCCGGCCAGCCGAACTCCACCCAGGACTACCGTGACTCCAACCAGGACGACCGGTTCGGGAACCGCGTGACCAACACCAAGGGCGCAGCCTACGTGCCCAAGGAAGCCACCGAGCTGGTGCGCTGGGCCGAGAAGGGCCGTGCCCACGTCGCCCTGAAGTATGCGGGGGCCTCCATCGTCTCCTGGTGGGACGAGCACGTCACCGCCGCTGTCGATGCTGGGGACCTGGATCCCCATGACATGCACACCTCTGCCTACCGCTACGCCGAGGCCAAGGGCCTCCTGCCGACCCCCGAGCCCGTTCAGGGCAAGAAGGCTGCGCTATTCCAGCGCACCGCCGCGTTGATCTTCGTGGACCCCGAGAGCCCCGAGTGGCCCGCCTTCGTCGAGACGCTGAAGACCCTGCCCCAGGGCTCCAAGCTCAAGACCGAGGACGGCTACACCCTGACGAAGAACGGGGATGCCTTCGAGGACGGCGACATGATCTTCATGATCGACGACTTCGAGTCCGCCAAGGACAACTTCATGCCGCCAGTGGCCGTCGTCGCCAAGGACAAGACCTTCGTGGGTGTGCACCGCGAGGATGGCTCCTGGTCCATCCGGGAGACTGAAGAGGGCAAGGCCGAGGCCGAAGCCGCTCAGGTCACTGATGCACCCAATGACTCCAAGGCCCAGGTCATCACCGCCCCTGATGGAGACACGGCGAAGGCCAAGCTCCATGAGGATCTGAAGGGCAAGAAAGTCATTCCGGCGGAGAAGACTGACCTTGCCCGCCCTACGGCCAGTGCCCGCACCGCTGGGCTGCCATCCCACGTGCTGAAGGTCGGGGACAAGTATGTCCACCTCGCCCCCGGCGCCGACGCCTACGTGGCTGCCATGGATGCCCGCCTCGTGGACAAGCAGTCCCAGGCCACCAAGTTCTACGACCAGAACGAGGCCAGCCGCTGGGCCGAGAGCAAGCCGGTCCTGGACCTGCTGCTCCACGACGGCCCGCTGCACACCCCCGTGAAGATCGTCCGGCTCGTCCCCAAGCAGTAAGGGTGCATCCCTCGGGTATCATCCCCTACTAGGTAGTGGAGGAAGTCCCTGTGTATCACACCAAATTTGCCGCCACGATCATCCCCGCGCACCTGAGCGCCCAGTTCGAGGGTGAGGGGGACTCCCCTGAGCAGGCCCGTCGGAGCTGTGAGCGTCAGCTCGCGGCCTACCTGACCCGCGCCCGCCTGGGTAGCCTGGGGGCCGAGCTGCCGGTCGTCAAGGCGTTCACCTGTATCGACACCGACTACGAAAACTGCCACACCTTCCCCCGGATCGCCAAGCGTCGGGAGATGGAGAAGTGGGAGCCGAAGCCGCGTCGTGGCTGGATCTCGTTCTTCCAGGGCCTCTTCGGCGGCGGTGTGAGCCTGCACACCCGGTAGAACTTCCAGGGCCTCTATTGAGGAGGCCCACCATGCCCGAAATCAAGACGAAACACGCCGCCCGTTATGGGTGGAAACCTGACATCCCTGATCATAGGGACCTGACCTACTCCGCCCACCGGCACGGGGCTGTTCAGGGGCTACCCCAGCACGTAGACCTCCGGGGGAACATGCCCGCCGTCTACGACCAGGGCCAGCTTGGCTCCTGCACGGCCAACGCCCTGGGCGCGGCCTTCGAGTTCGACCAGATCCGCCAGAAGCTCCCGAGCTGGACCCCCAGCCGCCTGATGATCTACTACCTGGAGCGGAAGATCGAGGGGACCATCAAGGAAGATGCTGGGGCGACGATCCGCGACGGCGCGAAGGTCCTGGCCAAATACGGGGTCTGCCCCGAAGACCAATGGCCCTACGACGTGGACAAGTTCCAGGTCAAGCCCGACGTGGAGGACATGAAGATCGCCAGCCAGAACCAAGTGCTACGCTACGCCCGCGTGGATCAGACCAAGGAGGATCTCCTGGGTGTCCTGGCCTCGGGCTACCCCGTGGTCTTCGGCTTCACGGTCTATGAGGGCTTCGAGTCCCAGCAGTGCGCGAAGACCGGCTACCTCCAGATGCCCGGCAAGAAGGACAAGTGCTATGGCGGCCACGCCGTCGTCGCCTGCGGCTACGACCTGGAGAAGGAACTGCTCCTGGTCCGTAACTCCTGGGGCCCGAAGTGGGGCCAGCACGGATACTTCTGGATGCCCCTGGCCTACGCCCTGGACGCCAACCTCGCGGACGACTTCTGGGTGCTCTACTCCGTCGAGGACGGGACGAGGTCGATGGCGAGTAGATAGTGCATCCGGTCCCGCGCCGGACCTACTAAGAGGGGTGGGGGTTTCGACTTCCCACCCCTTTTCACGAGAGGCCCACCCCATGGCAGATGAGATTCGTTCCTATGGCCCCGGTAAGTTCAACACTATCTTGGATAGCGCGGTTTGGAACCTCGCCCAGGACGGTGTGGACGAAGAGCTGGCCGACCAGGGCTACGGCTGGCGGGGCAAGCTCACCACCGCGCAGGACTCCGCCCTCGGCGACGAGGTCAACAACAACGTCCCCGACCCCACGCTGAACCCCGCCGAGATTGAGTTCTTGAACCTCCAGGTCGGTGCCATCCTCACCGAGACCACCGACGGCCACGTCGATGTCGAGTATTTTGAGGATGCTGAGGCCCTTCAGCTCCGCTGGGCCGAGATCGAGAGCGAGTTCGCTGAGTTCGCCGGTGACGAAGAGAGCATGGATCCCGGTGACCAGGACGTGGCTGAGGCGGGGGACGACGTGCCCCTCCTCCCCCTCGACGACAACATGCTGGCGCAGGCCAAGGCAGACGGGGTGTTCGACGCCCAGAACCATGGCGCCACCGTGAACGACGCCCCGAACATCATGAGGACCGAGCACTGGGAAGAGGCTTACGGCTACTCCCAGGCGACGAACCCTGAGAAGATGGGGGCTTTGATCGACGCCTGGAGATCCGGCGTCGCTGAAGGTGCCAAATGAGCTACGCGAGATTCAAACGAACCTACCTCCTGCACGGCTACGCCGGGAACCCCCAGGGCTCCGTGCTGACGGCCTACCACGCCATCGGGCGCTCCATGGGGCCCGGCATGGTCTTTGGGATCTCCTCGAACCTCACGATGCCCTTCGCGCTCTCCGAGGGCGCCCGCTACGACGACAGCGAGGGCGAGAAGGAGCTGAGGCTTGTCATTGGCCTCGACCAGCTCTTGGAGACCCTGAAGTGCGACGGGGCGGACCCCAAGGACACCCTGATCATCGGGACCTCCCTGGGGGGCCTAGTCGCTGCCCTGGCCCAGGAGTCCTTCGGGTGCTCGGTGATCGCCATCTCAGCGCCGGATCAGGTCGGGAGCCACAAGGTCAACGTGCACGCCGAGCGGGGCAACCTGCTGAGCATCTACAGCTCCACCGACGACGAGGTCATCGCGGGCCGGACGGGGCTCTGGCCCCTGGCCACCAAGTTCGCCATCGACGTGCCGGGCATGACCCACGACCACGACGCCCATGTGAAGACGGTGGCCATGGTCTCCGCCCTCTACCTCAGCGGCAGCGACCCCGACGGCATCCGTTCAACCCTGGGGGAAGCCAGCGGCTCCCCCGCCCCCTTGTGAGGGGTTGAATATGCCCAATGGGTTCCAGGAGAAGTTCGCGGCGCTGCTTGCCAAACAGGCGGCGTTCAAGTTCTTCGACAAGAACGACCACCCCCTCACCCCCGAGCTGGTGAAGGAGTTCCTGGACCATGCCTACGCCTACACCTCCGCCGGGAACATCTTCAACGCCGAGGATGTTCTCCAGGAGATCGACACCTGGATCGTTGGCACCGATGACGAAGACCCCACGAAGATCGTGTGGTTCTCCGGATTGAAGACCACAGCCCTGGGTCGGAAGTTCGTGGTGTCGGGGACCTCCCCATATACCACCAAGGCCCAGAAGATGGAGATGCTGAGCATCCGCGTCCGCCTGTCCGACCCCGCTGGTCACTACTTCTGCGAGGCCAGCGGTAAGATGCTGTCCGCCCTGGAGCGCATCGGCGCCCCGAAGGTCCCTGTGGAGGACGTGGTGAAGGTCCTGGCCCCCAAAGAGGTCACCCAGACCGGTGAGTTCACCTACACCCGCACCATCGGCGGCCAGCCCACGGAGAAGGTCATGTTCGGGCACCCGAAGATCCCCCAGGAGGGTGTCACCCACGAGCCCCTAGCGCCGGTGAAGGCCAGCCTCTTCCACCGCAAGGCCAAGGTGCTCCCCGCTCCTGAGATGATCCTCGCCTACTCCGGCGCGGAGAAGGAGCGGTCCATCTGGTATCACGGGACCACCGCCGACAACCTCCGGTCGATCATGGCCCACGGCCTGATCCCCATGGTGAAAGAGAAGCGGAACTGGGACTCCGACGAGAACTCCGGGATCCACACACCCTCACGGGAGAGCTACGGGGGCACTTACGTCACCCGCAACCTCTCAACCGCGACCTCCGCCCCTCGGAACCGCAAGATCAATACCTTGGTGGTGGTCATGCACCTCCAACCCAGGACGTTCATCGCCGACGAGGACGACTACGCGGGCCGTCTGAACGACGTGCTGGGCCACCTGACCGACAGCTCCTACCACGTGCCGATGATCTGGCTGGCCGCCAACGCTGATCCAGCGGAGCTGGGGCATGGCTGGCAGACCGACGTGAACAACTACCGCACGGCCTACGTCGAGCGGAAGCTCAAGTATCTGAACTCCCAGCTCGGCAGCCGTCTCGATCATCCCCAGCTCCTGGAGCGGATCACAGGGCTTCTCGAAGACGCCTGGATGGCCGGGCTCACCCGCCTGACCGCGCACCACGTGAAGACCATGAAGGACTACGATCAGGTCCGCCAGTATCAGCAGGTGTTTCCCGAGGCGACCCGCGACATCGACGACGCCGGGTGGGAGGTCCTGAAGGCGAAGATCAAGGCCATATGGCCCTCCGTTGAAGAGGGCGAGGCCGCCTACCGCAGGGTCATCGACAAGATCACCCGAACCCTCAAGGCCGCCGCCCGCCCCGAGGTATCCCAGGAGACCTTCGCGCCCACCGCCCGCGTCATGGAGCCCATCGGCTTCCGTGGCGCGAACAAGATCATCGCCGTCGTCGAGATCCTGCCTCGGCAGGCGGGTTCCACCGACGACGATTACGCCAGGGTCTCCGAGAACCTCTTCGGCACCCGGGATACCACAACCCTTTCGCAGGACCAATACCAGCAGGTGGCCCAGCAGGTCATCCGTGAGCAGAACGAGCCCACGACACCCCTGGTGCTCCACTACGGCAAGCTCCCCGAGGACTTCATCCAGCAGTGGCGGGAGCGCAAGGGCGGCACGGTGGAGATCCGAACCAAGGCGGCCTCTATGGTCTACGCATCTGAGACCGACATCCCTGCCGTGATCACCAAGTTCATGCCCTACCTCACCCCTGGCCTGCCCCGCCCGAACGTCCGCGTCGTGAACAGCCTGGGCACCTCCTGGCTGGCTCGGGACCTCTGGGTCCCCGGGGAAGGCAACACGACCATCGAGATCCAGAAGGCCGTCGTCAACGACCGCCAGACCCTGGAGCGGATCATCGCCCATGAGCTGGTGCACCACGACATCTTCCTCACCGAGTGGCTGCCCCTCTCAGGTTCCCAGAATCTCAACCAGCTCATGAAAATCGAGGGCGGTCACGGCCACAAGTTCAAGACCAAGGCCGACGGTCTCAACGCGATCTTCGGCGCCGACTTCGTCACCGAGACCTCCGACAGCGCCATGGTCGAAGAGGAGGCCGGGACCCCCTACTACGTGCTGCTCAAGCTGAGCCCCCCGGGTCAAATCTCATGGGCCTACTGCGTGCGCCCCTCGACCCGCCAGAGGGCCTACATCGAAGACAGGATCGTCACCGGGGTCGTCCCCGGTCAGTTCAAGCTCGTGAAGACCAGGGACCGTGTGTGGGCCCAGGGCGCCGCCATCGGTAAGGGCTTCGCCACCACATGGGACAAGGGCCTTGGCCTGAAGCTCCAGGACCTATGGGAACACTCGGAGCCCCTGTCCAAGGTGGCTGCCACCGCCTATGACCTGGAAGACGCCACCGGCAGGGTTGTAAAAATTGAGCTAACACCCCGCCTAGGCTACCACTACACGATCTTCGCCACCCCCGTCGAAGACGGTTACGAGGCGGAAATGCACCGGGCTGACGGCACGGATCTCCCCCCCTATAAGATGCACGGTAAGACCATCGGGGAGTTCACTAAGGCGTGCTGGTCAGTGCTTGACGAAGGCTACCGCACCCTCATCGACGCCGCCCGCCGCACCGGCGACAAAACCAGAGCTTCCCAACTCTTCATGGAACACCGTCACGAGCAGCAAGTCCTCATGGCGGACATCGAGCAGGCTTTCCGCGAACTTCCCCCAGGCCCCCGCCCCGACTGGAGCAAGCCGTGGGAACACGCACCCAAGGAGGGCAGTGTCATGGCCCAGATGAAGCGCAACACCAGCAAAGCCCAGTTCGCCGACAAGTTCAAGGCCATGTTCCCCCAGTGGAGCGTGGAGGTGACCGGCAGCGAGCTGATGGCCATCTCCCCGACGAACATGGACTGGGCCGCCCTGCGGGCCAGCACGGAGAAGCTCCGGGACCTCGGCAAGTCCGAGGGGGTGGTGATCTGTGCCCAGCCTAGGTCAGGGCGCTCCCTGATCACCATCGACCTCTCCGGCCTCATCTAGGGCCCCGGTCGTCACGTCCGTCCAGGGCCTCCTGCCGGGGGCCCTTTTCTTTCCCCGTCACGGGTATCATCTCAAGGAGGTAGGTCATGAAAGAAGGTGCGTGGATCCGAGCGAAGACCGGCGAGTTCTGGTGGGTAGACGAACACTGCATGTTCGCCAAGTCCCAGCAGGGCGCCGACCAGATGGGGCTGAACCAGCGGTGCCGGGCGGAGATCGAGCCCTACTCCTGCGACTTCAAGGGCGACAGCCGCGAGAAGGTTCTCCTCTCCGTCATGCGCTACGGCTACATCCGCTTCCGTGGCCACGGCCAACAGCTCACCTGTGAGTTCTGGGGACCCACCCAGGAAAACCTCTGGGCCTCCTACGAGTTCCTCTCCAAGATGGCCGGGCCCTTCTCCTACTGCGTGATCAACAACCTGAAGACCAAGGAGCAGATCGCCATGACCTTCCAGGAGTTGGAGAAGCGCATGAAGGACGATCACGAGTCCGTCCTCCGCATCGCCAAGACCCTCGTCCGGAACGCTTCCGGCGTGGGTTTCACCACCGTCCCTGAACCCGGCGCCATCCAGGTGCCCCACTTCATCCCACCCAAGGAGTAGCCTTGAACGACCGCCTGTCATCCTTCCTCATCGAAATCGAGTGCCCATCAGGTGCCAAGCTGGTGGGAGACCTCAAGAAGGTCGCCCTCATGGTCTCCTCCTACATGGCCCCCGTCGCCCTCGGCCAGGAGAACACCGCCAAGGCCGCCGCGATCTACAACCAGATCGAGAACGTCGAGAGCAACATCTTTGCCTACATCTGGACCATCCCCTTCGAGGAACTCCTGGGCGTCATGCGGGCGACCAACGTCGGCACCGACGGCCTCGCCGGTGACCAGCAAGCCTGGGCGGAGACGATCTCTCGCCTGCGCCTGGATACCCTTGAGGGCCCCAACCCGTTCCTGATCCGGATCATCCCGAAGGTCGGGGTCATCCTCGCCGAACCCGTCGGTGACGGCACGAGCTTCACCGCTGACGAGGTCGGGGACATGGTTGAAACCCTTCTCCGCATCGCCAACCTCGCCGACAGCATGGGCGCTGGTCTGGGCCATGACGTGGTGGACCACAACCGCAGGAAGATCATGAGCCTCTCCGAGGACCTCAAGAAGGCCATCTACGTCAAGGCCACGACCAGGAAGCTCCCCGCCGCTTCACCGTTCCCCGACCCCCAGGGGCGTATCATCCCCATCGCCTGCCCCGACGAGAAGCACACGGACACCCACCCCGCCGGTGACGGCTGGGGCCACGCCCACACCGCTGACACCGTCGAGGCCCTGCTCCGCGAGGGGTCCGCGATGCTCGAAGGCACGGACAAGCACGAGCAGATGTTCGCTGACATGGACGAGAAGGTGAAGACCCAGTTCCTCTTCAAGATCATCGAGAGCCTCCAGAAGGACCGAGCGACCCAGGCCCACCGGTCCGACATCCAGAGCAAGCGCATCGAGGCGTTGGAGACCCTGGTCCGCGACCTCGGTAAGGGCCACCAGCAGCTCGTGCAGTCCACCCAGAAGCTCCACCGACGCCTGAGCATCCCCGTCGGGCACTACACGACCGAGTCCGATGTCCTGCGCTCCAAGGCCGATGAGATCCAGAAGCTCATCGCCTTCGCCAAGCAGGTCGAGGCCAGCCCCGTCCTTCGCCAGTTCCTCGCCTAACCTCTTCCCCCAGACTTGCCTACCTAGTAGGTCTGGGGGATAGTTCTACTCGGAGACCGCTATGACCATCGTGCACCCCATCCCGGACATGTCCACCGCCGAGCTGACCGCGAGGGTCACGAACTACGAGGAGGCCATCGCCGAGGCCGTCACGCTGATCAAGGCCGGGGACCCCCAGGCCGCCGCCGAGATGCTCCAGGCCATCCTGGGCGCCGATGGGCAGGCCCACCTGCGGACCATCCGGGACTTCGAGCAGTTGATCGCCGCTGTCCTCGCCTTCAAGGACAGGGTGCTCACCACCCTGACCAAGGATGGCTGCGTCATCTGCGGCGGCGTGCTGGGCACCCATGTGGAGAACTGCCTCGTCTCCGTGGCGATCTCCCTCCAGCCCGACATGCTCCCCCAGGTAGAGGCCACGGCCTACGAGACCCTGGTGACCCTGCACACCCACCTCACCCGCGCCGCCGCCGAGATGGACCCAGAAGGCCGGGATTACCTGATCTCTGCGATGGCCGCCTGCCCCATCCCCCCAGTATTAACGAACGTAATATCCCAGCTTCCGGAATCTAGTTGAACGGCCCTATGGACCTCGCTGACGTGCGGACCGATGCTTGGGCCACCGATAGACCTGGGAGTCTGAGATGGCCAAGCGATTCAACCTCGTCCGCGACGACCACGACTCACACAACGAACCGGGGGTAGTCGCTGAAGGGGTGGTCTTCGAGTCCGGAAAGGTCGTCATCAACTGGACCTCCAAGCCCTCGACCATCGCTACCTACGACTCCTTGGCCGACCTCATGGTCATCCAGAATAAGAACGGGATCACCCGCATCCAGTGGATGGATAACACCTCGGGGGACGCCCGCCCACGCCCAGCGGGGATCCATAAGCTCCGCGCCGTGCACGAACAGCTCTCGGAGATGCTGGGACGATCCCCAAAAGAAGAGTCAGGTGCCCATGGGGACCTTGTTCTAGTGGAGAAAACCACCAAGGCTTGACCGTCTTGGGTATCATCCTGGGAGGAGAACTCCTAGATGAGCGCACCAGCCCCCCTTCTGAAGCCCCGGTTCAAGACCTCCTGCCAAGCGGATCTCTTCGACGCCTTTGAGGTCGAGGTCGTCACCCCGAGCCTGGAGGCCAAGGGCCGCTTCGAGCCCAGGCCCCGCATGGCCTTCGACTTCGACGACGCCATCCTGGCCCTGGCAGAGATGCTGAAGGCCCAGGGCGCCACGCCCCACGACCTGCTCATGCAGATCGGCGACGGCGGCACCGTCCAGGTCATCCAGACCCGCCTGCTGGCCTGCGACGGCAAGCACTACGAGCACATGCGGCTGCTGAACAAGAACACCCACGAGACCATCTGGACCCGCCTGGAGGACTTCTACGGCGGCGCCAAGGCCCAGCCCACTGCCACCCAGGCCGTGGAGACCGCCGCCCCCGTCGAGGAGGGCACGCGCTACGAGACCATGGCCACCCGCCAGCCCGACCCCGTGCACCCCACCGACAAGCCCAAGAAGGTCCTGGCCGTCCGCACCGTCTACGATGGCAGCGGGGATCGGGATGACCGCATGAAGGACGCCCTGAAGGGCCTGACCGCCGACACCATCCCCAAGGGTGGCCTCGTGATCACCATGGGCAAGAACGGGCCGAAGATCCTCAAGGCTGCCAGCGCCCAGACGGACGAGGAGCAGGGTGAGGAGTTCCTGGAAGAGAACGAGGCGGCCCCGGTCGCCCACTTCAACACCGGCGCCCGCGTGCAGGCCGAGGCCGAGGTCACGATCAGCCGGGATCCCAACCCAGAGATCCCCGGCCTGCCCCATACCCGCAAGGTCGCCGCCGCTCCCGCGCCGGAACCTGAGCACAAGGACGACGAGCCCGTGGTGAAGAAGGTGCTGGAGACCCGCGTGATGTCCGGCGACGCCATGGATCGCCTGAAGCCCGCGACCAAGGTGGCCAAGCACGAGACCGTGGTCTTCGGGGACGATATGGGTGAGATGGACATGGGCCAGGACGAGGCCGCCTCCCTCATCGACGCCGAGCTGGGTGGGGAAGAGTCCGACCTCCCGGGTGAGCGCGAGATGCAGCAGATGCTGGCCGATCCCAAGGATACGAGTGCCAACCTTGCTGAGACGATGGAGCACGGTGGCCGCCGGGTGAAGAAGCAGGAAGGCGTGGTCCGCAAGGATCGCGGCGGCACGCGCCCCACCCGACCTGTCCAGGCATAGGCCCCGACGCTCCCAGTTACAGCCGGGCCGCAAGGCCCGGTTTTCTGTTCCCTTGGTAGGGCTTCTCCGCCCCCAGGGAACGCCGTGGCTCACGAGTATCTCCGACAAGACCCCGTCAATGGCCTGATGCTCCCCGTCACGGGGATCCAGCAGGGCCCGGGTCTCCGTGGCCAGCCCATTGAGCTAGGCATCGACGGGCTGATCGACCCCACCCTCCTGCCCTCCAACTACGACCCAGCCATCCCCGTCGTCGCCGACGAGTCCCTCCAGTCCGGGGACCTCTGCTACTTCGTGAACGTCGGCGGGGTCCAGAAGCTGCGGAAGGCCCTCGCGGGGGACCAAGGCACCATCGCCTCCTGCTTCGTCAAGCAGAACGTCTCCGCAGGCGCCGCTGTCAAAGCCTTCGTCCAGGGGCTCGTGGCCCTGGCGAACACCGGCACGTGGACCCCGAGCGACGTGGGCAAGGTTCTCTACCTCTCGACGACCGTCCCCGGCTCGTTCACCGCGACGCGCCCGACCACGGTTGGCAAGTGGATCCAGCACGTCCTCACCGTGGCGATGGTGGACGACGCCTTCCTCTACTGCTTCTTCACCGGCGCGACAGACCCTGGGCACTCCGTGGGCAGCACGGGGATTGACCAGACCGACCCCGCCGTCCTGGCCCACATCGCTTCCACGTTGAACCCCCACGCCACGACCGCCGCGCAGGTCGGCGCCGTCCCCACCACAGCCGTCGGCGTCGCCTCGGGCGTCGCGGGCCTCGGAGCCGACAGCCTGCTCCTCGACGTGAACCTCCCGGCCACCCCCTGGAAGCGCAAGAAGGTCAAGGCCCTCACGAGCACCCAGACGAATGTGGCAGCCCCCGGGCCCTCCATCGACGGCGTGACCATGGGGATCGACGACCGCGTCATCCTCACCGGGCAGGTGGCCCCGGAGGAGAACGGCGTCTACCTATGGAAGGGCTCTGCCCTCCCCCTGCTCCGGGCCGACGACGCCGACACCGGCCAGCGCCTATGGGCGGGGATCTGGTTCATTACCGCTGGCAACCACGCAGGCCAGGGCTGGGCCAACACCAACGCGACCGTCCCCACCCTCGGCACCAGCCCCGTGACCTTCTCGGGTGTGCTGGGGATGCCGATCCCTCCAGGCTTCCAGAACCCCATGACCACGCCCGGCGACCTCATCGTCGGCGACGTGGCAGGCGCCGCGACGCGCCTGGGCCCCGGCACCGAGGGCTACCTGCTGACCATAGTTGGCGGCGTTCCCGGCTGGGCCCAGCCCCCTGCAACGAGCCCGATGACGGCCTCGGGCGACATGATCATCGGCGGGACCAACGGGACGATGACCCGGCTGGCGAAGAGCACCGACGGGAAGATCCTGGGCCTCGTGGCCGGGCTCCCCGCCTGGGTGGCCGCACCGGTCACGACCGTGATGACCACCCTGGGTGACATCGAGATCGGCGGCGCCGCTGGTGCCCCCACACGGTTGCCCAAGGGCGCCGATGGCACCGTCTTCCTCATGGTCTCGGGCAGCCCCGGGTGGGCCACGGCCCCATGGATGACCTCCCCGATGTCCGCCGCTGGGGACCTGATCTACGGTGGCGCCGCCGGGGCGCCTACCCGCCTCGCCAAGGGCACGGACGGTCAGTGGCTGAGCCTCGTGGCTGGTTCACCTGCCTGGGCCGACCTCCCCGCTGGCGTGATCTCAAACCCGATGACCACCCAGTGGGACATCCTGGTCGGCGGGATCGCCGGGGCGCCCACACGCTTCGCCAAGGGCGCCGACGGCCAGCTCCTCTCCATCGTCGCCGGGGCCCTGTCCTGGGTGGCGAACACCACGGCGGCCCACTGGTATATCGGGAGCGGCACCCCCGGCGTTGGCCTGGGTGCGGATGGCGACTGCTACCTAGACATCGGTGCCGGTGCAGGCAAGGGCAACGTCTGGCTGAAGACCGCAGGCACCTGGGGCATGGCCGGGAACATCCTGGGCCCCCAGGGCAACATCGGGCCCGCTGGTATCCCCGGCTCCACGTGGTATCACGGCACCGGTGTCCCCTCAAACGCCATCGGCATCAACGGCGACTACTACCTGGACTTCGGCAACGGCAACGTCTACCAGAAGGCCGCCGGGGTCTACGGGCTCATTGGGAGCATCCAGGGGCCAGTCGCCCCCATGCCCGCCACGTCCTACATCACCACCGTGTCGAAGACGGTCAACCCAGGCGAGACCGTCTATTGGTATGAAACGATCCCCTCCAATCGGGTCTACGGCGTGAAGGTGGCGATCACGGGGGGCTCTGTGCTCCCGAACTCGAACTTCAAGTTCAAGCTATGGGGCAACGAGTCCGCCCCCTCGGTCTTCAACACCCTCATGTATTCCGGGACGTTCACCGACGTGCTCTTCCAGGACGTGGCCCAGGGTTGGTATTACCGCGACTCCCAGGCCGCTGGGAAGCTCCGGTGCTCGTTGACCAACGACGGCTCCATCACTCAGACCCTTCAGTTCGACATTGTCACAGAGCCCTTCTAGGAGAACAACATGTCTGACTTCCTTGCGTTCGAGAGCTTCCTGATCTCACTGGGCTCCACGACCCAGCAGGTCCAGGACACGTTCAAGAACACCCTGATCTCCCGGAACTGGCAGTGCATCCAGGAAGCCTATCCCCCAATCTCCATGACCAGCTCGACACCCTCCTCGGGGTCGGCGACCAGCCCATTTGACAACGACTACTCGTCGATCCTGGTCATGAACGTCGCCCTGCCGAACTACGTGAACATGCAGCTCGCCGCCGGGTTTACCCCGGTGTTCATGCACCTCGCCAACGGCGCGACCCTGAGTGAGTCCCCGCTCAGCTTCTCCCTCGACTGGTCCGACAACGGCTCCGCCTGGACCACCCACCAGTCCTGGACGAATGAGCAGTGGTATGGCCTTTACGAGCAGCACCGCTACGCCATCACCGGCGCGGGATCCCATGCCTACTGGCGCCTCCAGGTCACGGCCCGCAACGGCGGGGGCTCCACCGACGTGGGCCTCTTCACCCTGGAAGACGCCGCCGGGCGCGTCACGTCGAGCCTCAACTACATCGACATGCTCGGCCCCGCCACAGAGACTTTCGGTAACTCCTTTGCGCGGGAGATGACTCGCATCGAGATCACGGGCACGACGCTCACCATCCGTCCTGTCATCCAATACCTACAGAGCATCAAGCAGACCATCGGTATCTGGCCGAAGACGGCTGGAGCTGTTCAGGCCGGTGTGACCATCGGCGGAGTCACGGTCGTCCAGGATCCCGGGACGGTCAGCGCGGGCAACACTGCTATCCAGAACCATCGCTACCTCTACGAGGCCATCCGCGCCTCTGCCGACGCGAACTTCACAGACTACACCTGGGAGTATCAGCCCCTGGCCGTCCAGAACGCCGACGACACCAATACCTGGATCTACGGTGTGCGGAAGACTGACGGCCCCAAGGCCATCACCCCCAACGCGAACGTCAATGCGGCGGTCATCGGGCTCTACTGTGCGGCGGGTATCGTCAACCAGCGGGCACTGTGCATCGCCCAGACCATGACCATCGACCTCATCAACGGTTTCATCTACTACCTCCAGATCAACGCCCGCTCCCTGGCCCTGGCGACGAAAACCAACTCCGCCTACTACGGACCTATCCACGCCTGCTGGGCAGGCAACACCAAGGCCGCCGCGTGCATCCCGCCCTCGGGCTGGGCCCAGCCGGTTGCCATGATCGAGCTGGTGGTCGGGACCGACGACGTGGCCGGGAACACCTCGTCCTTCGGTCACCTGTCTCACTGGTGGGGGATGGGCAACGGCACCTCTGGTGGGCCGCAGCCCATGTCCGTCAACCAGCCGGGCCACCCCGTCTCTGCGTTCTGCGTCCGGAACAAGATCCAGGACATGATGACTTCGGGCACCTACATACCCAACCGGGCGGCGGACTACATCGCTCTCTCGGGTTCTAACTTCTTCACCGGGGCAGACTTAATCGGTAATGACTTCCAGATCCACCGCATGGGGGCCGTTGGTGAGTCCCAGATTTACGGCTCGGTCAACACGGGTATGGCTCGCTGCGTCGCACCGGTGTTGGACATCCAGGACTGGTATAAGTTCGTGGGCACGGCGGCGGACGAGGCCCTGATCATGGTCGCTGACACCATCCAGCTCACGACGATCACCGCCGATCTCGCCGTTGGTGCCGTGACGATCCCCGTGGTCTCCACGTCGGGTTTCGCCTCCTCCGGCTACGTCGTGATCGAGAACGAGATCATCCAATACACGGGTATCACCGCCAACTCCTTCACGGGCTGCACTCGGTCCCGCTTCGGCACCGTGGCCTACAACCACTACAACGGGGACACCTGCGCCCAGGGCCTGTGGTTCACGAAGATCAACGGCGGCGCCCTCTACTGCGGCACCACCAAGCCCACCTGATCGGGATAGCCTATGGCCGCTCCAGTCAAGAACTTTACGGACCCCACGACCCTATCCAAGCTGGGGCCGGATCTCTCTATACTTCTCGTCCAGCCGGGGATCCCGACGTTCGGGATGCCACAGATGGCCTGCCCGATCTGGAACCCCCACCCTTGGGCGATGACCCAGTTCGGCACCATGGGCCCCAAGCCCGTAATCCAGGAGGCACTCCGGATCCCGACTCCGCCCATGGGCCGCCAGATGGTCCTGACCTTCCCGCCGGTCTACCGCACCAACGATGGAAACGCGGGAGGCGCGGGGAGTCTTTACAACACCCCCCGCGTCTTCCCGCCGATCTTCATCGACACCACAGGCCGCTAGTTCGGGCCGTGCCAGCCGTCTACGTCGCCCGGACCTTCAGTCGGGGGTGGAGGTGGTGTCGGGAACTTCCAGAGCAGGAGGCCCAGGAAGTTCCCAGCCACCGCACAGAGCAGGAGGGCTCTGGTGGTCTCACTCACTTACGGGCCTCTAGGACCTGCCCGACCTGCCCCTGGAGTGGGGCTTCCAGCCGCTTCTTGTAGGGGACGACCTTCTCCATCACCAGACGGGCGTAGACCTCACCCCCGCCGTTGTAAGCCCATAGGGCCCGGACGTAGTCGCCTTCCGACGACTTGCCCGCCATGATCGCGCCCCGGTAGTTGTCCACGAGGACCCCGATGCCGAGCTTGATGTTCGTCACGGGCTCGAAGACCTGCTCCAGGGAGGTCA